CTAACCGGCCACCTCCCGCAGCGGTCGCGCCACCAAGCGCCTCGCCAGACCGCCGGAAATGGACGCATAGCTCAGTTGGTAGAGCAGCTGACTCTTAATCAGCGGGTCCTTGGTTCGAGCCCAAGTGCGTCCACCATAAACCACCGTATTTGCTGTATAATTTAGACGCATTGCGGTGGCTCCGACATGTTCTCCGACACGCTTTCCGACAAACTCGGTTCGTTCGCGGTCTGTTTTGGGGTCGATTTTCATGCCGCCATGTCCCTCTGCGCTTGAGCAGCGACGACATCAGACAGCCCGTGCGCGATCCAGCGCATCACGTTGACCGCCTGGCTATTGCCGAGCGCCTTGTATCGCGGGCCATCGGCGGCGGGCTTGTTGCGATAGGTGATCGCGGTGAAGCCGTCGGGCACGCCCATCAGACGCTCACACTCGGTCGGCGTGAGGCGGCGGACTGCCCACTCCTGCGCGAGGAACGCGTGCGATGATCCGCCCGCCACAGCGCGCAGCGACGGTGCGAGTCCATCCTCGGCGGGTTCGGCTTGTGGCTCACCGTCTCGACCGCGGAGCGAGAACGCAACGGGTTCCGCAACGACGTGGCTGCTTGGGTCAGTGCCAGTGTCGAGCGCGCCGATAATCGGGCTGGTCTCCCACGCTCCGCAATTTCCGCTGGTCTGGAAAGCTACGGCATCTGGTCGCTTGCTCCGCAGCGAGTAGCCAACGTCAGCCTGTATGCCCAGCCCTGCACGCTCGGCGGCATTTCCAGCCGCACCCTCGCCCGATCGATCTAGGGCTTCGCTGTTGATGGCATAGACCGGGATCAGTGGCGTCCCGCGTCCCGTGCCATCCTCGCCGGCGTCGAATCCTTCTGCGCGCAGCGAATGAGCGACAAGCATCGTGTCGGCAGTCTCCTGCCCCATGCCCGGTTGCCGATCGCCACCAGTCTTATTGCCGCCAGCCAGAAGCATGCCCGCAACCTGAGCAACTGCTATGACGGGGTCTTGCCCACGGGTTTCCCCGGTGCGCTCAACGCCCCGGCCACTGCTGACAAGGCTCGGTGCAACAGCATGGGAAGATCCTTGCCCCGCTTCACGGCGCGGCGCAGAATCCCCGCGCAGGCTTTCGCGCTCAAATAGTACCGACGCGGGACCGGCTGCGTCTCCAAGATGTCCGACAACGAACAGACGGCGCCGTCGCTGCGGCACGGCCCTCTCGTGCCCGTCCACTCGCACGTATTGAGCGTCCAGCACTCGGTAGGCGAACCCATACCCGAGTTGCCCCAAGAGCCGGAGGAAGGTTCCCATCGTTCGTCCTCCGTCGTGAGACAGGAAGCCGGGGACATTCTCCCAAACCAGCCATTCGACGCGAAGGCGTCGAGCCAGCGCCAGGAACTCAAGGGTGAGGTTGCCGCGCGGATCGTCCAGCCCAAGCCGCTTTCCTGCGACGCTGAACGCTTGGCAGGGAGTACCGCCGGCAAGGAGCTGAACAGGTCCGACATGATGAGCCTCGATCTTGGTGAAGTCGCCGAACAGCGGCGTGACGTTGGAGCCGGGAACGTGGCGGTGATCCCAGTCGACCGCGACAGCGCCATGGCGCTGTTCAAGGATGGCGCGCGGGAACGGTTCGATTTCGGAGTAGCCAGCGCATTCGAAGCCCAGCCCTTGGTTGGCGAGAGTGAAGGCGCTGTAGCCGCTGCAGACGTCGAGATACCTCATGCGAGGCGCGTGAACCAAAGGCCATCCAGCGGAGCGCCGAGGACGCCCTGCCCCGCCAAATCCGCGATCTCGGAACGCTCAGCGCATCCGACGCCAGTGCCATCCTCATAGAGGATTTCGTACAGCGCACCGTCGACCAGATCTTCGAACTTCAACATGGCTTGCCTCCAAACTGTATAACGCTTATATGCTTCTGTATAACGGTTAGGTCAAGCCCACGATGCCACCACTTGCAAATAATTGTGTAACGGTTAGTGCGCCGCAGATGGGTCGCCCTTCTCTCGGTGTGAAGTTCACAGCCATCCGGTTGGCGCCGGAGATTCTCGCGCAGATCGACGCGCTTGCGGGTAAGGGGAAGCGATCGGAGTTCATCCGCGAAGCCGTCGAACGCGAGCTAAAACGCCGCGGCAAATAGCTCACTCCCCCCTCGCCTCGTCCAGCGCGCCAATCCGCGCGATATGCTCGCGCCGCACCGACGCGATCCGGCGCGCCTTCTCGGCGTTCGCCTTGTTGTAGATCTTGGTGACGGCGAGCGTCTTGTGACCGGAGACGGCGCGCACGTCGTCTTCGCCAGCGTCGCCGATCTCGGTGATACCGCCATGCCGGAATCCGGTGAACGTCATGTCCTTCGGGAAGCCGAGCGCGTCGCAGATCTTGCGGTGGACGCTCGACATACGCCGCTCGGCGTAGCGCTTGCCGTTGCGCTCTTCGACGACGATCGGGCCGGTGGCGTCGGCGCCTGCCGCGGCGCGTGACCGAGCAAGCTCGTCCTCGAGCTCCGGATAGAGCCGGACGCGCTCGACCCCTCCCCCATCGATCGCGACGTCTTCGAATAGCGGCAGCGTCACGCCATTCCCGGTCTTCGCCTGGATCAAGGTGATCTCGACGCCGGGCTGATACCCTTCCCACACGATCGCGGCGCGGTCGGGCGCATCGGGATCGACATAACCGAACGCGTCGGACACGCGTTGGCAGCATTCGAAGCACAGCGCGGCGGCGGTTGCCATCGACTGGAAGCCCATCTCGCGCGCCTTCTCGCGATAGGCGGTGTACTCAGCACGCGGCGTTGCGCGGTTGCCCTTGGCGGCGGTGCTCTTGAGCCCCATGCCCATGAATGGGTTTTCCTTGACCCCGGTCACCTTGTGGTGGCGCGCTGCCCACGACCAGACCAGCCGGCAGACCTGCATGGCGTAGGTCGCCTGGCGCGGGCCGGTGTCGGCGCGCAGCTTCTCATAGAGCCGGTCGGCGGCGGCGGCGTCGACGTCGCCCGCGCGGCGCTTGCCGAACGGCGGCGCGCCCTTCTTCGTCTCGCGCGCAGCGAGCATGTCCATCAGCTTGCCATAGTCGGCGCGTGTCTTCGCCTTCTTCGACGTGAAGCGCGTCTGCTTCCGATACCACTGGAACAGCCACTCGACGCTGCCCTGCACCATCGACGCGCCCGCGGCACCCTTGCGCCAGTCGGCGAGCGCGGCGTTCAGCACCTTGGCCTTGGCGTGCATCAGCGCGCGGTCGGTTCCGAGGCGTTCGGAGGTCAGCAGCATAGGCCGGCCGTTGCGCATCGCTGGCACCATCGCGCCGGTCTTTTCGTCCTTCACCGGTCGCGCCCAGGCGGGCAGTTCCCAATAAAAGACGTCCTCGCCGATCGCGTTGCGCAGCTTGCGGACATAGGCAGGGAGGCGGTCGAGGGCCATCAGTCGTCGAACCATTCGTCTGTGCCGGTCGCCGATCCGCTATCGAACATCGCGGCAAGCGCCGCCTTGAGCTCGGATAGCTGCGCGATTGCAGCGCCGTTGCGGCCGCGCGGCACGAACCGCACTACGCCGCGCTCGCGCCACTCCTTCATCTGCGCCGCGCTGACGCGCGTGAATTCGAGTGCTTCCGCTTCGGTGAGCGCGGCGGGCCAATCGGGGAGAGATGCGAGGGCGCGGGTCATGACGGCTGCCTCCCGGCGTTGGTGCATTCGTGGAAATAGCGCACGGCGGCATCAGCAGAACGCCGCCAACGCTCGGGCTGGCCGGGATCAATCCTCTCCATTTGTGCGAACGCCTCGGCAACAGTCAGCCCGGCCGGGCGTGTCGCGCCGATCGATGCCTCTGCGATTCGGCACGCCAGTTCATCGCGTGGGATCTCGATCATGAGCATCGTTCGGCGTGCTTTTGCAGCGGCGGTCGGCTTCATGCTATCGGCTCCGAGCGATATGCCACGCCACAGAACGGGCAGTAGGTCGCGAACATGCCGCAGGCCTTCGGCTTCCCGCGGCCGGTTACGATCTGGTCTGTGACGATCATCACGCGCGGCGTCTGATCGCTGCCAAGCATGATCGGCAGCATGATCCGGGTGTTGCGCTCAGCCAGCTTGGCGTCGACGGTTTTGATGCAGCCGCACGCCATCAGACCATCCCCCGCGCTTCATCTTCGGCCTGTGTCATGGCCGTCAGACCAGCTGCGGCGGGTGCTTCCTCGGTTGGGGATGGGAGGGAGAGGGCGCAGGCGCGGAGAAGGGCTGCTGCCCGTGATCGGTCCATGGTCCAGTCCGCCGGCCAGTGCGTTACTTCGCGGCCATCTTGCTGCGTATAGATCAGCTTCGACCCAGATCTGTTTTTCCGGACTGATACGAAACCATCTTCAGGAGGATTGAACAGCGCAATCTCGATCTCGGCATCGAGCCGATTGCTAATGCCAGTTCCTCGCTCGACCCGCTCTGCAAGCTCCACGACCCCGCTCGTTACCTCGCTCATCGGATCGGCTCCTTGCGCGAGAGGGCGGCGGCAATATGCGCGGCCAGCAGATCGCCGCGGTTTCCGATGAATTGGATGGCCGGAAGCAGCACAGTATCGTCCGATTGGGCTACCATGAAACTGCGGATCGCATCTGCAACTTGCGCGGTCTCCACCAGCCCCCGGTCCACCCCCTCGCGCATGGCGGATCGAATGGGCACCATCTTACGCTCGGGGCAGCATGTGAACGCCGTTGCCGACGCCGCCCGGATAGCCGCAACGGTGCGCGTAGTGCCGCAGCCTGTGCAAACCATCGCCTCTCCGTGTTCGTCCATCTCAGTTTGGGAGGCATCATCGCGCATGGAGGCGGGGCTATTCTCCATCTCGTAGAGGTGCGACCCCGGCCATGGCGTGAGTTCCGCCACCCGCTCGACCTCATCCCCGGCGTCGGTAGGGACATAGTAGCGAGGATTGCCCTCGAAATGTCGCGGCCTGCCCTCCCACTCCATCGCCAGTTTGAGTGTGCTAAGCGGACAACCAGCCCTTATCACGATAGCAGGCGGTAAATGAACGTCGCACGGCAGGACATAATCATCCCCGGCGTAGGGGCGGGACAGTGCTTGGTCCCTGAGGGCGCGAACAGCCACATCGTACGGAATAAGGTCAATCGCCGTATTGGTGCTTTCGTGCATCCCCGCTTGGATCAAAGCATGGTGCGCAGATCGAACCTCCCCGGCGTTGGGGCGGACGGTGTGGGCGAGGCGATGGCGGGCAGCAAGCTGGATTGCTGTATGTTGATCGTTTGGCAGACGAACGGCATAGCCGCGCGTATGCGATACGATGGCTTCTGCAACGTCGCGATCAGCCTGCGTCACATCCTCGCGCATCGGCGCGGATTCGGGGGCGGTCACGACCCGAACACCCAGGACAGGACGCGCTCGATCAGGCCGGGCGCGCCACGCGGCGCACGCGCGGGGCCGCTGGCGCGCACGATCGCGAACGGGGCGCGACGATCTGCTGCAATGTGGACGCGGCGATAGCGTTCGCTGATCATCGGGATTCCTCCTGTTTCTGGATGCGGACCTGTTTGACGCGCGCGATCTCGCGCATCACGACGAAGGTGCTTTCGGGGAAATGGCCGTTGAGGCGCTCTGCTTCGGCAATGGCCGGGGCGGGGAACTTATGTCGCGGCGTTGGCAGCGGCTGGCCTGCGAGGCGATCGCCGGAGCCCTGCGGTCCCAAGCGGAATACCAGATAGTCTCCTGGAAATATCCTCACGCTTTGTTTGGTCTCACGGGGCATTAGTGTGCTCCCATGACGATAGCTGCGACGCCAGGCACACAGAGCCCGATCGCGATGGTTGACAGAAAGCCTGCGAGCAGCGGCAGCGTGCATCCTGCGCGAGGAGCAGCCGGGGTATCCTCCATCTGCAATTCCTCGGCGACGAGGTAACGAGCCACTCGGCGATGGAACGTGCGTGTGTTCATGCGTATGGGTTCCACGATTTGCGGCGACCAGGCCGGGTTACCCAACCATCCTTCAGGACGATTTTGTTCTGGCCCGAGGGGGCAATGACCTTGACCCGCCCATCGGCCATCCGTGCGAGCACGGGGCAGTCGAAAGCGAAAAAGGGTGGGTATGTGCCGGTTGGCCAATAATATTCGCGATCGGTCGCGTTGCGCCGAACCTCGATCGATTCGCACGTCAGCGGATCCTTGTTGGCGCTGATCAGCTTGGCATTCTGCTGCTCGGTAAAGCGGCGACCCTCTCGGATCGTCCCGTACCAAGGGTTGGGGTTGGAGGGTGTGACCAACATTACTTCCGGCTGGCGACCCGCGCAGATGCGTTCCTCGCTCATCAGCTGGGATACCCGGTATAGGCGATGCACGCCGCGCATGACGCGGCATCCATGCGCAGGGCCTCACGATGCTGCGCCTCGGCCTGCGCAAGTGCGTCCTTAGTTACTTCAGCGCGCAGGAGGCAGCGGTTACGCTCCGCGCGCAACGCTACAGTCATCTGCCGTGCGCTCGGCTTTCGTTTGAGACGGCGTTGCTCATCGGCATCTGTGGCGAGAATGGCGATGAACGCGTCGTATTCGATCCCGATACGATCGGCACGGAGCAAAATCTGCGACCGGAGTTCGCGCACATAGGCCATCACCGCTGCCTGACGGTTGAGGTTGTTGCGCACATCCTCCCAGTCGAGTTTTGCCCGCTCGCGCCGCATTTGCGCGAAAACTGTCCGCAGCTCGCTAATGGCCAGGCCAAGATCGGGGGAGCGGCTCACTTCGGCGCGCCCTCGACATGCGCCCAGCGCGCGCGGTGCGGCGACTGACGCCCATAGGCGCACCCCGCCTCGAAATGATCAACGCCGTATTTCGCCTCCCAGGTGCGGATGCCTATAGAATCCTTTTCGCGATGCGCCCCCGAGCAAAGCGGGGCGGCATGATAGTCAGGGCTCTTGAGCGAAATGCCCTTCATACCGTCGGCATCGGAGTGCGAAGCCTCCATGACGCCTGAGCAGATGTGCCCTGCCCTCCCCTCGATCAGGCACGGCCGTTTGCGCAACCAGGCGAGATGGGTTGGAAACCGGCGATCGGCGTCGGCCTTCATGCTGTTCCGCTTACGCGGGCGGACATCGACGCGGATCATTGCGATTCGACCACGACATAGTGGGTGATCGCCAGCTCTTGCGGAAAGGCTGGATCACGCCGCCAGTTATCGGCCCATGCCTGCGCACGACATGGCATCTGCGAATGATCGAACTCGGTCTCGAACGCGCACTGGACCTTGACCAGCGTCAGCGGCGCGACTGGGCACTTTCCCCCTGCCCACTTGACTGGGATCTGGATGGTTTCAGCGGTGTCTTGAATTTCCACAGCCATAATTGCCTCTTGGAACTGGTCTCATCGTCATCCCGAAATCGCACTTCGGGATGAGGGGAAATCAGTCGGCTACGCGGCGCGCCTCTTCGGCAAACGGGTCGAATTCCCGCGCGATGCGAAACTCGAAGATCCCGGCGGGCAAGTCGTAGCCGCCATGCGGAACGGCCGCGTCCTGGATGAGCGAGGCGGGCTTATCGAGAATGGCGTAGAGCTTCTGCATGCCGGTCGGCACGTCGACCCGCTCCATGACATCGCCACCGGTCAACAGGTGATGATGCCCGCTCTTGCTGTGGCTGATGATCCAGCCCTTGGTGTTCCGCTCGACCGGCTTGGTCTGCATGGCAGGGAGAGCGTCGATCTGGATGATCGTGATTTCCCCTTGAGCGCCGATAATCTTTTTCACGTCTGTTCTCCTCGGGTTTCCAATGGGCTCAGGTGCGAGCCATCGGGTGGCAATATTCGGATTGAGGGTCGCCGATGCGCCACGCCTGCGCGGCGATGGCGGTGGCGATCGGCAGCCCATCGATGTCGGAAACGAGAGGTACGCCCTCCATGATCGTTCCATTGCGCGGGCACTCGGCGACGAGGTACCGCCCTGGATTGTCGAGGCCGGGTAGTTTCACCTCAAAGAGGCGACCAACATCGGCAGAGCCACTGTCGTCGATGAACTTGCCGCGCTTCTGCTCAATGAGAGCGGGGATCATCCGCGATCCGAGAATAGCGAGCCCCGCCGCGCGCTGTTCCACATTTGGCGCTTTCAGAACCTCGATGGGATCGACGCCGTCGCGATCTTCAATCCACCGCGCTGGCACAAAGGTGCCGTGCCAGGCGTAAATCGCCGATCCATCGCGCCACCGGCAGAACGGGCCGTTTTCGCTGTGCGGCCGATCCTGATCATCGACCATGAGGATTTCAGGGCGATCCGAAATCATGCAGAAATCGGGGTGGACGATGCGCGGGCCAGAGTGGCGCGCCAACTGCTCCCAATGGTCGTATTTTGAATAGTCGATCGGCAGCTTCGCGATGTGGCGGAAGAAGCTGATAAAGCTGTCCCACGCAGACCATTGATTACCGCCCTGCCACATATTGTAGGCGCGCTCCGCGCACTGAAGACCAAAAGCGCCGACGCCGGTGTCATTCGCTACGGCGCGTGCATCGTCGCGGAAAACCCAATGGTTCGAGAGATCGCCGGTGGCGCTGTAGGTGGCGCTGTCGGTGGCGCTGCGGGTGGCGCTGCCGGTGGCGCTGCCGGTGGCGCTGTCGGTGGCGCTGTCGGTGGCGCTGTAGGTGGCGCTGTCGGTGGCGCTGTAGGTGGCGCTGTAGGTGGCGCTGTCGGTGGCGCTGTAGGTGGCGCTGTCGGTGGCGCTGCGGGTGGCGCTGCCGGTGGCGCTGCGGGTGGCGCTGTCGGTGGCGCTGTCGGTGGCGCTGTCGGTGGCGCTGATCCCTTCCAGCGTCTCGCGGTGGTGGTGCATGTACCAGCGCGCCGCGGCGAACCCGCCAGCGAAGCGCAGCACGAACGGGCTCGGCACGAACACGATATGCTTCGGCGCGGGCAACCCTGCTGCTGCGTACAGACCTACGACCGCCTTGCGGCAGATCTCGCGCTCTTCGTCATCCATAGCTTTTGTGGAGAGCGCATTTGCGATCCACTGGTCAGCCCAAGGCTTGAGCTGCTCCCGGTGCTCGGGATGATCGTCGAAACTGTAAAGCTTGGGCTTGCCCTGCATCTGCCATCTCCATCCGCTCGGTATGAACTGATGGAGGCATCATTATGCGGGCAGTTTCCCGCAGTCAAGAGCTATTGCGGGATTTTGCCCTCATCGTTCCCCATGGGAGATCTCACGTCTTCGCCATGTTCGCCGTCGAGCAGATCCTCTGGTGTGGCCAACGGCGAGGGCGACGCGCTCGGTTCGTTCGAGGGGCCATCTATCAGATTATTTGTCGCGTCAGGCTCCTGGAGTGGTAAAGTCCCGCTCACTCCGCGAATTTGCATAATCGCTGCCAGCGAGGCCTGTAGGGCGAAAATGGAGATAGGGGTTGCATTCTCCATCGTCACAACATCTGTCGAACCGTCGGCGCTCGGCTGAACAGAATAGCTTATGCGTATGGAGACGTGATCGGCTGCCACCTCATTTATCTGAAGAGCAGACGTATCGGTCATGGCCTGCCATTTAGCTGGGATAGACACCCGAAGAATTGCCTTGCACTCAATTTTCTTTGTGTCTTTGTTCACACTCTCGACCGTCGGCAGCAAATATTTCAGCACGCGGGCGATTGCCGATTTTGACGAGGCCGCAATAGCATCGGGACCGCTTGATGCAGACGCCTGGCTGATTTGCTCGGAAAGAATTTCGGTCATGTTGTCGTAAGTTTTGGAGTCTGAGCAAATTTTTTCAGGTGTCTGCGCCTGTGGAGCGCACGCACTCAGAAAAATCGATACCCCAAGTGACGCGGTTCCGATCGCAGACTTCACACAACTCCCCTTCTAAATTCCGAATGCTTCATCCCAAGGCATAACACGATGGACGGCTTGATACTGGCTAGCTTCAAGGCGGAACACTGTCGGCGGATTAAATTGCTGAAGCTCGATGTAGCTCGCCGACCTGCGAACCAAACGCTTGATTAGAACGCCCGAAGAAAGGCCGCTGTCGTGTTTATCGCGCAAATATACAACCACATAATCTCGGCTCGCGGCGGGCCTCTTCGGATCGACAAGTACCCCCTGCCCGCTTTCATAGGCTGGCTCCATTGAGTCCCCGGCGACGTATAGACCGTAGATATCCCGGCGATTTATCAAATTCGGGGGTCGCCGAAAACGGTCTACTACTTCTCCCGTATTGAGCTCTGTCTGCTCGATCGCGACACCTCCATCGTACTGACCGCCCATCTCCTCGGAAGAGCCAAGGGCCGTTCCATACACTGGGATATCTTGGGCCATTTCTTGCGGAGGCGGCACCAACGCGCGAATGCCTTCAGCCGATCCATTGGCCGGATTTTCAGTCTCACCAAGGAGGTATTCGCTCGTTGTTTCGAGCACGGTGGCGAGCGCGGCTAGACGCACAGCGCTAGGAGCGCGCCCGCGGCGGATATCACGTATTAAGTCAGTTTTCCCAACGGCAGCGAGAGAGGCTTTTCGGTCGCTTAACCCCAAAGCGTTCAGCCGCTCCTCGATGCGATCGGTCATTTTCCACGTCGAATCACTCATGCGGGTAGTTTCCCGCATATCTGACCCAAAAGTATCGCGGGAAGTTGCCCTTGACAGATGCGGGAGACTGCCCGCATAAGGCTGGAATTCTAGAACTGGACCCAGCATGTCAGATCAGACGCTCCTAGCCGAAGTAGACGCTTTTCTTAAGCGAACCGGAATGGCTGAAAGCGCCTTCGGGCGGAATGCGGTGAACGACTGGAAGCTCCTGCGCTCGATGCGGGCGGAAAAGCCACGTCGTTTATGGCCCGAGACCGAGGCCAGGGTTCGCCAATTCATGGCGACATATGTCTCCACCCCTTCCGAAAAGGCAGCAGCATAGATGCCTACTGCTCGCCTATTTGTCCGCGATACGATCATCGATCCCGCGCGCCCCACCCACACCGACAAGCAGCAGGAAGCAGCATGAGCCGGTTCGAAAACGAGATGGAGGCTTTTAGTCGTTACTGGGCATCCCGTCGCGCAGGACAGCAGTCGTCGCCAAGTACGCTTCCCGCGCGCGCTCAGGCACGCACGCTCGATTTGCTTCCTCAATCTGATCGAGGAACGAGTGAATGAGTAGGTTCGGAACCCCTGCCGCACCCATTGTGTCGATGATCGCGCCGACGAGGTTCGCCCACGCGAACATTGCGGCCGTATCGAACGGCGGATGCTCCTCCAACTCTTCGCTCCTTCGTGCTGATCTCGACAATCGCACGATAGCCGGAAGGGGCTGGGCCGCAAGCCCGGCCCCTGAAGGGTGGTGACGCCGTGACGCTTCATGACATCCTTGACCTTGCGCTGGTGCTGTTCGCGATCCTCGCGTTCCCGGTCAGCTCGTTTGGCGTGGGGATGTGCTGGTATGCCCTCAGGCACATTCGCAGGATGGACCGTAAGGGTCTGAATTCCGGTTCGTCTTCCATATGGGATACTGAATAATGTTGCAGTGCAGCAGTGTCGTTCCCGAAACACGGGACGTGAGCGAAGCGGAGTTCCGCGCAGCGATGCTCGCCGGGCTTTCGCGGTGCTCCAATACGCCCGCGAAAAAGCGCGCCTTGGCGGCAGCGATGGACTTGTCCACCAAGGGACTGGACAACATCCTGTTGAAGGGCGCGATGCCCGGTCCGAAGCGGCTGTGGGATGCGGTCGACGCCTGCCCGCACGCGCTGGACGACATTGCCGAGCGGTATGGCTTCGAATTGGTTCGCAAAGCCCCTTCCGACACGACCGCAATGTCCGGCACCGTGCCCATGGCCGCACTGCTTGCCCAGGTTGCAGCGGCGGAAGCGCCGGACAGCGACGGCGGCGCGGCGATGACGCACCAGGAACTGCTGGACATGGAAGCGGACATTCGCCGCGTCCACGCGCTGACGGCACAATGGCTAAAGCAAATCACGGATCTGCGAGCACCGCGGATCGTCACGAGTTGAGGTTCAACGCCGGGGAGCCCGGCAGGGAGTAACGACAATGCCAACGCCATCACGGCGGTTGCAGGAAACCCCTGCTTCCGCGAATGAGAAACTGCGCCTGATCGAGACGCCGACGTTCCGGCTTGTTCCGGTGCCGTGCGACGCGATCCCTGGCTGGAATCGTCGTGTTACCGATTGGTCAGCGGCATGACCGCGCGCGTGCTCCACGGCGACTGTCGCGTGTTGATGGCAGCAATGGAAGAGGCGTCGGTCGACAGCATCTGCACCGATCCGCCATATGGTCTTTCGAGCGAACCTGATTGCGCCGAGGTGCTGACGCATTGGCTCGCAGGTGACGATTATGAGCACACCGGCAATGGCTTCATGGGCAACAGCTGGGACAGCTTTGTTCCTGGTCCGGCAACGTGGAAAGAGGCGTATCGTGTCCTCAAGCCCGGCGGATTCCTGCTCGCGTTCTTCGGCACGCGGACATACGACCTCGGCGTGATCGCGATCCGGCTGGCCGGTTTCGAAGTCCGCGACATGGTCCACTGGCTGTACGGTTCGGGCTTTCCGAAAGGCGGCAACCGCGACGGTAAGGGCACGTGCCTCAAGCCCGCTCACGAACCGATAGTTCTCGCACGCAAGCCGTTCAAGGGTTCTGTCGCAAAGAACGAGGCGAAGCACAGAACCGGCGCACTCAATATTGATGCGTGCCGCATCCATGCCGACGACGCCCAGGGAGGGGCGTATACGGTCAAGCGACTAAAACCCGGCGCTACGCTGGAAAAAACCGGAGGTAATTGGCGACCTGACGACGGCGTCGCATACCACGGCGAAATGAAGCCGGGCCGCTGGCCTGCGAATGTCGTGCATGACGGCAGCGAAGAAGTGCTCGAGGGGTTTCCGCATACAACCAGCGGACTGATGAAGGCCGGGACACGCCGAGCCGCTCAAGACCATCCCGGCAGCGTTTGCTTCGGCACATTCGGCGGTGACGAAGCAGCGTCTGATACATACGCCGACAGTGGAAGCGCGGCCCGGTTCTTCTATTGCGCCAAAGCGAGCAAGGTCGACCGCGACGAGGGGCTCGACCAGTTCGCGCCGCAGCAGTTCGTCCAGTTCCAGACCGGCAACGGCGAGAGCGGGGCAGCGAGCAGCCTGAGCGAAGGTCGGGACACGCAATATCGCAACATCCACCCGACGGTGAAGCCCGAGGCGTTGATGCGGTGGCTGGTGCGCCTGATCACGCCACCCGGCGGGCTGGTGCTCGATCCGTTCACCGGCAGCGGTTCGACTGGCAAGGCGGCGGTGCTTGAGGGGCTCGGTTTTCTCGGTTGCGAGATGACCGAGGAATATCTGCCGATAGCACGCTCACGTATCACAGCGGCCGAAGCAAGGGCGGAAATAGAACGGGCCGCGCCAATGCAGCCGGGCCTGTTCGGGGAGGCCGCATAGATGGCCGATCAAATCGACATAGCGGCGGAACTGAACGAGCTCCATTTCGACATCAGCTTGCGCGCGGCGCGGCGGCCGGTGCCGGTCGGCGTCCCGGGCGAATGCGAGAAATGCGGGGACGATAGTCTGCGCCTTGTCGGCGGCCGATGCGCGCCGTGCCGCGACGGGAGGCGTCGGTAATGGCCCGCCCAGGAAATACATGGCCCGAAGAACGCGTCGCGCAGCTTTGCGCGATGTTGGCGGCTCGCAAGAGTTTCAGCCAGATCGCGGATGCCATGGGCATCTCGAAAAGGGCGGTGGACGGCCGGGTGAAGCGGCTACGCGCGAGTGCTGATCCGCGCTTGCCGGTGGATCGTCCGCTTCCGAAGCGCATTCCTATCTCGCTCCCTGCCGACTTCGCCGAACACGCACATCAGACATCGGTGGCGCTGCAGTTACGCTACAATGTTGGGCGCTCCACGATTCAGCGCTTTCGGCATGAGATCGGCATGCAATCTCGCACCTATTTCAAGGCAAAACCGGTGCCCGAGAATTTCGCCAATCTGGCACCAACGCTTACCCTGCCCGAAGCGCGCGAAGTGTTTGGCGCTGGTGATGAACTTCTTCGCCGGTGGGAAGCGCTTGCTGGCGTTAAGCTTCGCCGTCGGCGCTTGGTCATCACATCTGGCCGCCTCAAGATGGATCGCGACAATCGCCGGGATATGAGCCGTGCGGGCCTAGCGGCGGACTATCTGCGCCGCTTCGGCCCGGTCTTCCGCTGCGATGCGCAGGGCAAGCTCAGCGACAAGGGCACGCACTGGGCGCGCGGCCGCCACATCCTCACCGGCGACGAGATCATCGACCGTGCCGAGCGCAATGGTTGGCGCGAGCACGCGTGGAAGGAGATACCATGTTCACTGCAGATGTAGCCATGGCGATGCTGCACGATCCAGCGCGCAAAGGAAGTGTGTTTTCGATCACCACGCACGCACCGGGACCGCTGGATGATCCGTGCTGGATATTCGGCGGGCAGCGCGATCGTGACGGCTACGGTGTCGTATGTCGTGGCGGTATCAATAAGCTGCGCGTGCATCGGCTATCTTACATTGCCCATGTCGGGTCGATCCCCGACGGGCTGGTGATCGACCATCTATGTCGCAACACGAGCTGCTGGAACCCGGCGCATCTTGGGGCCGTCACTCCAGCCGAAAACACCAAGCGGATGTGTGCTGCACATCCCGAGTTTGCTGACAATCTCCGCACCATGCGCACGCCACGGCGTAACCTAGGCCACGAAATCAAGCGGGTCGGACTTCGCTCTCATTGCAAGCAGGGTCACGAGTTCACCCCAGAAAACACTGCGATGCAGGGCGGCGGGAGGTGGCAGCTGTGCGTGACATGTCGAAACGACACCCAACGCCGCAGACGAGCTGCTGCGACCCCCACCATCACCACCGAAGGAGCAAGAGTATGAGCGATTCAATTTCTGCGGACCAACTCCGCCTTCTGATCGAGCGCATCGAGCGCCTTGAAGAGGAAAAGCAGGGCATCGCCGACGATATCAAGGACGTGTACGGCGAGGCCAAGTCGACCGGCTTCGACGTTAAGACGATCCGCACAATCGTCCGCCTGCGCAAGATGGAAAAGCATCACCGCGACGAGGCCGAGGCGCTGCTTGAGATGTACAAAGCCGCGCTCGGGCTCGACTGATGCGCTGGCCGGCCTTCCTCACCCGCTCACCGCGCCGCCCAACATCGACGCCCGAGCAGCTGCGCGCCTTCGACGAGCAGCTCGACCGTAACTTGCAGTCGAGGAAGGTCGACCGCGCCGCGCGCCAGGAACGCGCGCGGCGCGGCGCGGCCACGAAGGTGCACCAGGCGCTGACGCGCGATCCGCTCCTCAACGCAAAGGCACGCTGATACTGTGGTTGCCCCACCTCCCCTCACTTCGCCCGACGCGGACCTTCAGGACTTCCCGTTCATGCCGCTGCACGTCGCACGGCTGCGCGATAGCGATCTGGCGGCCGAGGGACACCCCGAAGCCTGCTGGTATGCGGTGCTGCTCTGGTCAGCATCTTGGCATCAGGTCCCCGCAGGTTCCCTCCCCACCGGTGAGGCAGTACTCGCGCGCTTGTGCGGCCTCGGGCGCGACCTGAAGACCTTCCGTAAGCACCGCGCGGCCGCGATGCGCGGCTGGATCGAGTGTTCGGATGGCCGCCTGTATCACCCCGTCGTCGCCGAGCAGGTTAATGCATCATGGAGCGAGAAGCTCGCCTATCGTGATCGCAAGGCGGCGCGCAAAGCAATTGCTGAGAAGGCAGCGGATGCACGCTGGAGCAAATGCAAAGACGGTCAGGATGCAGATGCATCAGCCATGCATGATGCATCAAATGCCGATGCATCATGCATGGCTAATGCAATGCCGAAAGGGAGAGGGAGAGGGACAGGGAGTTATTCCGATCCTGACGGATCGGGCGCCGAAAGCGCCAATGAGCCGGAAACACTCCCTGCCCTGCCCATCGATCCTGCCAAGCTCATGTTCGATAGCGGCATCGCCTTGCTCGGCCTGGCAGCCGTTCCTGAGCGAAAAGCCCGAAGCCTCCTCGGCAAGTGGCTGCGGGACCACGGCTCGGAAAGGGTGATCGTCGCCCTTGGCGCTGCCCAGCGCGAAGGCGCGATCGACCCAACATCCTTTATTGAGAGGTGCCTGAAAAATGGAGCAAATCCGCAATTCGATCGACCGGGTGATAGCCTGCGAGGATCGCGGCCAGACCCTTCCCTTGATCTCCTCCGATCAGCTCGGCGCGCTGGAGAAGCCGCAAGTGCCTCCAGCAGTGGGAATAGTGATCGGGGAGCTTGGCCTCCGCTACCGGCCATCAGCCAAGGCTGATCTCGAAGCCCATGCAGAGGCGCTCCGCCTATTGATGGAAGATGTGGCCGATATCCCGGCCGATTATCTCGACGCTGTTGCCCGCGCCTGGGTTCGCAAAAGCGTGTTCATGCCCAAGGCGGCAGAACTGATCGCACTGGCAGAGGAAATGGCCGCCGCGAACGCGCAGGACACGCGAACGCTCGCGCAGAAATACAACGACCGCATGGCGCAAGACCCGCTTGCCCGGCCCGATCGGAAGTGGATCGACACGCCGAACGGCCCAAAGCTGGTGCCGAAGTGAGGTCTATTGCAGCGCTTTCGTTCGATGTATGTTCTATATTCAAGGGGTGGATGATGGCGAAGTCGGCAGCAAAGCGCAGCACAAAGGTTCGGTCAGCAGATCGGGCGCCGCCCATTGCGCGGCTCGAGCAGGATGCGACACCAGAGCGCTTGCGCATGGTCGCCGTCAGCGTGGTCGACGCGCTGCGTACCAAGGGCGAGCGGATGGCAAAGGTGCGGCGCTTGGTGCCCCCGATTGACAGCCTCTTGGCAGCCGGCAAGCTCACCGAGGACGAGCATCGCGCCCTCGCCTATTATCGCGACCAGGCGGACACCGCGAACAAGTCACCGATCAAGGATAGCCTGAACAAGAGCGTCAGCGGCAGCGATGGGCATGGTCTTGGCGCTGCAGTGGTCTCCGCGATTCTGGCGACGTCACGTATTGAGCGCGACATGGGCCAGCTTTCCGACATCGCCCGAGCAGTCGCGGTCGATGACATGTCGATCGCGCAGTGGTGCATCCGCAAGCATGGCGGGCGCGAGCGCTATGACGGCAAGGGCCGGTTCGTGTGCGTAGTACCGCTGCGCGAGGTTGAGGTGACCAAGATCGCCGTCATGGAGTTGCGCATGGCTGCGCATCGGATTGTGCGATAGGCATTGACGCCCGCGGATAAGATCAGTACAGATTGGCATCCTTCCAGAGCCGCGCCCGCAAGGGTTGCGGCTTTTTCTATGTCAGATATCGACGTGGGGTGGAGCAGCCCGGTAGCTCGTCAGGCTCATAACCTGAAGGTCACAGGTTCAAATCCTGTCCCCGCCACCAATTATCTCGAGGTGATGATGGCTCAGCCTGCGCCGATCACCGTCGCCGACATCATCGAGCGCTGCGCCTCTGATATGCACAACGTCGCTTTCGACTTTCGTGAGAATGCGCGCAGCATCACATTCGCTGAGCAACGCATTGCCGAGGTGGAGCGCATCTGCGCAGTCGCGCGCCGGGCTGTGCGAGGGTGAGGGTAGACATTCGCGGCGATCTGAAGCCGCTGCAGCGCGCGTTTGTTGCGATGGGTGCCAAGCAATTGCCGTTCGCTACATCGCTCGCGTTGAACAACTTGGCCAAGGGCGTTGCGGCGCAGGAGCGCGACGAAGTCGACAGGATCTTCGACACGCCGACGCCATTCACAGAGAACGCTTTCCGCATCGAGGTCGCGACCAAGGCAAATCCGATCGCGCGCGTCGCAGCCAAGGACATTCAGGCGTCGTACTCCGGGGTCTTCTAGCGAAGATCAAACATAAGTTGCAATATTTCAGTATGTTAAGGGGGCTTCGGCCCCCTTTTCTGTGGCTGATCGCATTCCCATCCCATTCCATCAAAAGCCACGGTTTTCCGGGGATTATCACAAGGTTGCGGCGCTTCCGCGACGCATGGAGGACGCATGACAGACGCACGAGATGACGCACGATCCGACCTTTTGACAGGCATCGAAGCCATTGCGGCACACCTCAGTATCACGAGGCGTCGGGCCTATCACCTCCACGAAACCGGCGAGCTCCCCACGTTCAAGCACGGTGGGAAAGTTTGTGCACGGCGTTCGACGCTCGCACAGCACTTCGCCAAGCAAGAGGCGGCGGCGCGGTCCAATGCATAAGGCCGCCCAACCCCTGACCGCGCTCGCGCGCGACGTGCTGCGCGGCATCCGCTCGGCGATGGATGACGAGTGCGTCTATCGCGGTTCCGATGCCGATGCGGCGGCGCTGGCGGGCGTGTCCGAACGGCTCGCGCGGAACGCCCTGATCGAATTGAGCCGGCGACGCATGATCACGCTCGACCGTCGCGAAATCGCCGCGGGTCCTTCGCGTGCCTGATCGGTTGCGCCCGCGCGCGGCATGGTGCCGTGCGGCGCTTCGTGTCACCGACCGCGCCGCCCCCTCGCCGTCGCCTGTGACCGGCGCCGATATCCTCGACGCGCTCGCGACCGCCGCGCATCCGCTCTCGACCGAAGCTATCGCGGCCACGGCTGGCGCAAGCTGGCCACGCGCGGCGCGGATCCTGGCGGCGCTACGCAAGGAAGGGCGCGTACGGTGGTTCGACGCGCACGAAGGCGGTCCCGGTTGGTCCGCTGCCGATATCCCCGATTCGGAAGGCGAGCACGATGAGGATTCTTGACGGTTGGCAAATCGGCGCGGCCAGCCGCGCAGCGTTCCTCGCCGCCCTTTCATAATTTCTCGACCCCCGCCCCTCGCAAACGAAGGATATTCCATGCCCGACGATCGACAGCCCCGCCGGAACCCTTCCGCCACGCATCCCTTCGCGGTTTTCATGTCCGCGATCCCGCGGCCGAAAAAAGCCGCTGCCAAGAACGATCCGGCACCGCGGAAGGCGCCCGCCGCCAAGCCCGCAACCTTGGCAAAGCCGTCCGGCATCTCGCGCGCCGCGATCGGGGGAAAGCCTTCCGGCTCAAGCCCGGCCCCGCGCGCGCGCGCATCCTTCGCGCATCTCCGCACCGGGGCGGATGCCCGACGGGACGCCGAGGCGGCGGAAGAGCGCAGCCGGGCGCGAGCGGCGCGAACGGCAGCGCCACCGGAACCTAGCTTCGCCGAGCGCGCCGAGCTGGCGGCCCGCAAGCAATGCGGGGAGGCGATCGATCCGAAGCCCGGCACGTTCGGCGCGCGCGTCCTCGCCACGATGAAGAAGCTGGGCCGCTAATCCCGACGCCCTCTGTCGAAGGAAACACCATGACGACGATCAATCCCGCCGCCGCGCCGCTCGACGGCACCGAGACGATATCCCTTTGCGCTGATGGAAAGGGCGCGACCCTGACGGTGGCGCAGCTGCGCGCCTATTCGAAGGGCGGCGCGATCGGCGCGGGCGCAGCAAACCCGCCCGTTGGCCGCCCCTCGGTCACGTCCTTGGACGGCACCGAACAGGCGCAGATATTCCAGGCGCCGACGTGGGGTATCGTGTCGGTCGCGCAGCTGGTCGGTTGGATCGTCGGCGGCGCGACGCCCCCGCTTGTGCGCCCCGCCAGTGGGCGCGGGATGAGCGGCCACCCGGTGGCGCCGCTCGACGGGACCGAGTCGATCATGATTGGCCAAGCCGGTGGCATCAAGGCGGCCCGCCTGTCCGATATCGCGGCATTTGCAAACGCCGCCTGACGACTCCCCGGGCGCAAGCATCGCCCTCAAGAAAGGAAATACGATGAAACCCGCCATCGCGCAGCCGCTACGCCCGATCATATTCCTCAATCCTGCCGTGATCACCGACCCGGTGGGCGTCGTCCTGGTGATCAAGAGCGAGCCCGCGCCCGCGGTCGGACTCGTCGGCGGTGAAGGCTCTCACACGAATTCGGCCGCTGGCCTCAACCGCATCGTCTCGGCGCTCGACGCGGTTATCGTGGTGACGGACAACACCGGCCCCTTCGATGCACGCGACAGCCTGCTATCGCGCGGCCTCGCTGCCGGGATGCACTTCCATGCGGACTGGCTGACCGATCAGACCATGACCGCCGATCGCGGCGCGGCAATCGCAAAATGGCGAGCGCAACACCCCAGCGCAGGTCGATGCATCGTGATCGATCGTCCTGGGGTCGAAGCGTCGAAAGCCGTCATCGTCACAGTGCGCGAAGGTCAGGCGCTTTCGGTCGAGGCCGCGGCGAGCGTGGTGGCCGCGTTCAAGGGCGCCGCATGATCGTCCCCCCGCGCCTGCCCCGGCGCGCTGTAGCGGCTCCAGCGCCACGACATCCCCCGGGGGCAACTCGAGCCTATCCTGCCCCCGCACGGCCCCGCCAGCCAGTCGGCGACGGCTTTGTGATGTCGAGCTCCGCGAAGCACGTCCTACGCGCAATCCGCGATGTGACGAACGAAGACGGGATATCCGCCGGCACCCCGGAAGACGCGGCCCGCACGGCGCAGGTGTCGATCGACGAGGCCGCGCGAGCGCTTTTCGAGCTCGGCGCGCGCGGTTGGGTTCGCAGGGTCAGACGCACCCGCAAAACGGCCCGTTAGCCGTGCGCGGTCGACGCCTGATGGCGGCGCGGACGGAAACGCACACAAGGCGCGGTTTCCCGTTCATATCAGAGATCCCTGGCGGAACGCGCGAGGGGGCACTTGCCGAAGCGATCGTGCAAGCCGTGAAGGCCAACGCGGGCGACGATGGCGTTTGGCGGGTTGGGCCGGGCATGATCGCCCGGCATTGCGGCGTGTCGAGCAGCGAAGCCCGTATGATGCTCCACCAGCTGCACGGCGCGGGCATCGTCCGGCGGATACCAGCGGGCAACGGGCCTGCGGGCTACCGCGCCGAGACAGACACACAAGCCGCGCCGGTTGGTCGCTGAAGCCCGGTGGCGAACACGACAGCCAAGGGGCGCCGCCGAACACCGCCTTTCGTGATGATCGAGCATCGGCTTTTCGATAGCCCGGCTTGGATCGACCTCGGCGGAACCGCAGCCAAGCTGCTGATGCACCTGGCCCGCCTCTACAACGGGACCAACAACGGGGAGATTTTCCTTGCGGAGCGCGCGGCGGCCGAAGCGATCGGCGTGAGGCGTGGCGCGGCATCGGCGGCCTTCGGCGAGCTGGAGGCGCACGGCTTCATTCGGGCAACGCAGCGCGGGACGTTTCAGGTGAAGGTCAAGCTCGCGACGAGCTGGCGGCTGACGTTTCATGCGACCCGCACTGGGCCGGCGACGCACGACTATCGCGACTGGAGCGCCGTCTAACCCCTGTACCCCCTTGGTATATATATATGTGGATCGAAAATCGGGCCCGAGGCGGAAAAGTGCTCCACGAGAGCGACGGGCCCGAAAATCGATCCCAAGGCATAGGGGGTTGGATCGAAAATCGGGCCCGTGATGTACGAAAATCGGGCCCGTGATTTTCTTGAGCGCCATGCGACGGGTATGCATCAAGCATCACTTGGGCAATGCATGGAGCATCCCGATAGCATCGGCGGTAGCAGGATTGCCGGCCGCCCGCGCCTCGGGGTCACGCTATGTCCGCGGACGTCACGTGACAGTCGCGCCATGCCCCTGCCTATCGCACGCGTTACATGTGACGATCGGTAACGCGCGGTAACGCTTTGTGACGGTGGCGACGCCCGTCAACCCGACGCCCGTCCTACGGACGCCCGCCACGGTGGCACCCCTTACCCCCGCAACGACTGCGGGGCGCAACGGCTGCGGGGCGCAGGCGCTTCGGGGGGTGTTTCCGAGGATGTCCGCCGAATTCCTCGGATATCCGCGGAGATGACGAAATCGCCGAGCCCAAACACCACGCCGTCCCGCGGTGGCCGCTCGGTCGACCTATCCACGCGGGCAATCCTGAGGAACAAATCATGGCCTTCACCACCAATCAGAATTTCCCCGCGTTTATCTCGGTCGTGCCGCATGGCGGAACGGTCCCCGTGCTGATCAACCCGGCGGCAATCGCCACCGTAAGCCCCTTCACCGGCGATCCCGCCGGCGCAGCCGTCAATGGCGCGCTTATCGCGCTGATCACGCCAAACAGCGGCGTCGTGAAGACCGACACGTCGGTCGCCGCAATCCTGACGATGCTGACGCCTTCGTAAGCTGTGACGGCGCGCCCCGAGCCATTCGCGCCGCGGGGCGCGCCGCGCTGCTCCTTGTAGGTTCAACCTTCACCCTCTCGCTGGAGACGACCATGAACGCGATCGTTCCTTTCAGCTTCGACGGACACGCCGTCCGAATGGAAAACCGCGACGGCGCGCCGTGGTTCGTTGCGGCCGACGTCTGCGCAATCCTTGAAATCGACAAGCATCGCGATGCGGTGGCGCGTCTAGACCCCGACGAAACGGGGTCGCTAATAGTGGACACCCCTGGCGGCCGGCAGACGGTTTCGGCGATCAACGAGAGCGGTCTATGGCGCCTCGTGCTGCGCAGTCGAAAGCAAGCGGCAAGGCGGTTTGCGAAATGGGTCACCGGAGAGGTGCTGCCGTCGATCCGCCGAACGGGCGGTTATGGCGTGCCGGCGCCCGCGCTCGACCTTGCAGATCCTGCCACGCTTCACCGTCTCCTGATCGACCACACCGGCCGTGCGATGGCGAGCGAAGAACGGATTGCGCAGCTCGAGCCGAAAGCCGACGCCTTGGCGCGGATAGCCGATGCGCAGGGCTCACTATGCATCACCGACGCCGCCAAGGCGCTGGCAGTGCCTCCCCGCCGCCTGTTCGCATGGCTGGAGGCGAATAGCTGGATCTATCGGCGCAGCGACGGCGGCGAATGGGTCGCGTTCGAGACGAAGCGTCAGCAAGGCGTCGTCGAGCACAAGGGCCGCCGCATCGAGGTGCGCGGGCGTCCCGACAAATGGGTAGAGCAAGTCATGGTGACGCCGAAGGGCCTGGCCAAGCTCGCCGAAGCCGGGGCCGGCCGGTGACGGCGATGCTGCGAGTTCCGCGCCGCACCGAAATGCGAGCGGTGCTGATCGTCGCCGATGGCATGGGCTGGCGCGTCGGGATCGGCGATGTCGTGACTGGCTCAATCGAGGGTACCGGCACGGCGCACATGTCGGCGCGGGACGCAGAGACCGCGGCGACAGCCCTTGCCGATATGCACGACCTCATCGCCCTGCAATCGTGACCTTTTCAACATGGAGAACGCTATGACTTCGACCAGCACGACAATTTCCGATAGCGGCGCGCTCGGCATCATCCGCGCGGCTGATGCGGCAGCGACCGAACGCGCCGCGATCGTGGCCGCCACCGAAGCCGACGCCGCCGATATCCGAGGGCGGCGCGCCCAAATCGCCGCAGCCTTGGCCGACCACAACGCCAAGCGACCCGCCCCCGACCCGGACGTGTCGGACGAATTGGCCGACATGCTCGCAGCCAACCCCAGCGCTGCACGGTCCGCGGATTGGATCGGTCGCGTTCGGGCCATGCAGGCTGGCACCGCTGCGGCGATTGACGAGTGGGAGGCTGAACGCGCCATCCTGGCACAAGCCGACGACAAGCTTGCGGGCGTGGCGCAGGAAATCGCCGCGCGCCTCATGGCCGAGCGCGAAGCGCATGAAGCCGCCTATCTCGAATTTCTCACGGTCACACGGGCCGCGCTGATCGACGAGTTCGAGGCTCGATGGGATGCGATCGCAGACGAGGTGCTGCAGCCTCTGGCGGCGGTGATGAATGCGCCGAAGCTGTACCTGCCCGGACGGCATCAACTGCCCTACGCCAAGGGAATTTGGGAGGAAGGCACCCTTTCGCTGTTCTGGCCCGAGCCCGAGACCCCAGGCGGCCGCGGTTGGAAGCGCCTCTATCCGGTCGATCGGGCGCGCGTGCCGTCCGATGCCGTCGCCACGCTTCTGGCTGCGATCCGGGAGCCTTCCCCCGCCCCGGCTATTCGAACGCAGCGCCGGGCGGCGTAACTCATGCTCAAGATCGATTTGAGCGCGGACCTGAAACCGTTGCAGAAGGCCTTCAAGGACTTTCGAAAAGAACAGGTCCCGTTCGCCACGGCGCTCGCGCTGACAAAGCTTGCGCAAGGTGTCGTGGCGGTCGAGCAGGGGGAGATTAAGAAGACTTTCGACAGTCCGACCCCCTTCACGCAAAAGTCGATCACGATGAAGTCGGCGACTAAACGTGACCTTACAGCGATCATCTATCCGCGCGAGCGTGCCGAGTCTTATCTCGAGCCCTATGTCATCGGGGGTAACCGATCGTTGGGGAACAAAAAGGGTATGCTGGTTCCGAAGAACGTGGCGGTCAACCAGTATGGCAACCTCACGCGGAACAAGCTGGCCTCGCTGAAGGGAAAGCCCGGCGTGTTCATTGGCAAGGTGCGCACGAAGAAAGGCGGGATCATCGGCGGCGTGTGGCAACGGATGGGGCCCGCGCGCTCCGTGAGGGGTAAGCGCAAGGGGCAGGCGGCACAACCGGCGGGGCACCTGAAACTGTTGATCCGCTTCGAGGACACGACGCCAGTCCCTCGCCGCCTGCCCTTCTATCAGGCGGCGCAATCGTACCTCAAGGCGAACTATCGGCAGGCCTTCGCCGATGCCATGGCGCAGGCGCTGCGGACGCGGAAGGGATAGAGACCGTTCCACCACCCCGCGGATGCGCGCCGACCGCCCGTGCTCGGTCGTGCCGAGCCCGCCCCCCGGCCGCGCACTCATTGAACAACAGCACGCAACAATAGAACAGGCGCGCGCAACCTTCCCGCGATTGGGTCCCTCCCCGACCTCGATTTTACAGGGGTATTGGAACGCCCCGACGCTCCCCCAGCTACGAAACGTTAAACTTGGTTGCGGTTGCGGGTTACGGTTGCGGTTGCGGGGCGTCACGCCCTCGCTCGGCCTCGCTAACGGCAGAAATCTGCGCTTTGTTACCGCACGGGGGCGCGTCCAGGTGTCGCGCAAGCCTGACCGATACGGGGGGCAACCAAGACGGTTGCGCCCCCGCAACCGCAACCTCCGACCCGCAACCGCAACCAATTTGCGCGCCGACGATGGCGCGGGAGATTCCCATGACGATGATGAGCTTGACCGCCTATGCGGATACGCACGCCTCGAGCCGGCAAGCTGCCACGAAATGGCGCGACCGCGGCTATGTCGTGATGATCGACGACAAGGTCGATGTTGAGGCATCGGACGCGAAAATGCAGGCCGCCGCTAAGGGGCGATTCCGCGTCAAGGCGCATGGCGGGCGGCGAACGACGGGCGAACGCGGTGTGATCGATCGCCCTGGCCTCGGATATGTCGGGGGGGCAGAAGTGGGGCTCCCGGCCCCGCCAGCCGCGGAACCCGACCCGTGGAAGGGCTGGCACCGGCTTGGCAACCCGAACACCGCGTCTGACGGCATGCGGCAGCTGCTCGCGATCGGCGACGACGAAGCAATCGACGACATGCTCGACCATCTCGATTTTCGGGATTGGGAGGAAGCCTGCACGATGGCGGGGTGGTTCCAGTGGGTCGGAACGGCCTCCCCCCAGATCGCGAAGGATCTTGGCATCGCCGACGCGCGAGCCGTCGAGAAGGTGCTGCGCGCCCACGTCCTCGCCCGCCTCGCCGCGCTGGAGGTGGACGAAGCCGACATTTCCGACCCCCGCCTTAAGCCGCGGTAACGGCTCGTATCTGCACCCCCTCCCCCGATCATACGAAAGGACCGCTCCCATGGGGATCAATCCATCGAAATTTCTCGAATTTGCAGGCTTCCGCCGAAGGAAGGGCGCGGCGAAGGGCGCGACCAAATCGACGGCAAGCAGCGCGCCCGGCCAGCCCGCGCCGGCTATGAGTTGGCAGGCCGAAAAGGCGGCGCAGGGCCGCCCTCTGGCAAGGGGCCCCGCCCCCGGTGGCGCTCAACCGCGCGCGACGATCGATGACGACGACCCCGCCGAGATGAGCGGCGACAGCGATATCGCGCTCGCGCGCAACCGTGAGCGCGCGCGATGCGCGGCGATCGTCACGCACCCCGCAGCGGCAGGCAATCTGTCCCTGGCAATCTCGCTCGCCACCACCACGACGGCGTCGCGAGCCGAGGCGATCGGTATCCTCGAGCGTGGCACCGGTCGGCGCGGCCAGCAGCGCGGCGCAAGCTGGTCGGGCGCTTTCGACCGTACCGGCGACCGCGGCGCGGACTAGCGCGCCTCTCCCCCTCCCCTCACAAATAGGTGATTCCCATGCACGACCTCGAAAGCCTTTCGCTCGCCGTCCGCGGCGCGCGCGCGCGCCTGATCGTTGAAGATGCGGCGAAGCACGCCACCACGCCCGGCGCGCTCGCGCTCGCGCGGGAGGTGGCATTGCTGCGTGAGACGGTCGGACCAACGCTGAAGGCCGCGCGCGACACTCTCGCCGCTTCCCATGTCGTCCTGACGATCGAAGAGGACTGGAGCTCCGACAACCTGGTCAAGACTGCCTCCTATTCGATTACCTGCCAAGCCGGCGACGGGTGGCCGGGCAATGCGGCGCACGCGCGCTCGCTTCGCGTCATCATCACTTCGCGCGATGGGGCGTTGTCCGTCGCGTCGAAGCCCCGCGCCGATCGGAACGTCGTCGGCGATCCCGTCGATTGCTCCGATCGAGATCCGGTCGACGCCGCCTTGGCGTTCGTCGTGCGCGATTTCCTCGCGCGCGCCGAGGCTGGGCCGAAGATGCAGGGCATGACGCTGCGCCAGCTCGGCGAATAGCGCCCCTCCCCTCCCCGATCTCAAACCCTTCAAACCTCGGCGACGCCGTGTCGTCGAGCCCTCGCACGCGCCGACGGCGCAATACGGAGAATGACATGACGACCGATACCATCATGCACGCCCTTGGCGCCGACTATCATCTGCTCAAGCCTATCGAGTTCGCCGGGGAGGTTTTCACGAAGCTGACCTTTCGGGATTGCACCGCTGGCGAATGGGCCCAACTCGACGATTTCAACGGGACCGAATCCGACCAGCGCGCTCTGGGCTTCATTCTCGACAACGGCGCCGGCCCGATTGTCTCGCGGCTTAGCGTTCGTGATTATCGGGCGGCGGGCAAAGCCATGGCGACGTTCCTGAATAACCGCCCTATCGTCGTCGATAACGGATCTGGTGGCGTGTCCATCACGCTAAGCAAGCCGGTGGCATCGGAAACGGGCACCTTGGCAATCCTCAACCTTCGCGAGCCGACGGCGGGTGACTTGATCGCGATCGATCCGCTTGCGGGGGTAGCAAAGGATATCGCCGCGGTCACCGCTTGTTCCGGATGGGACAGGAAAGACGTGATCAAGCTGCCGCTGCGCGACTTCCTCGCCGCTTCCGCGTGGATCGCGGATTTTTTCGACGACGCCCCAGCGACTGGGGCGTAGCGCTCGACTTCTTGGCGGCACGCTATGGATGCACGCCAGCCGCTATCGCGCGGCACCCTTGGACCGAGCTGCGGCAGTGGTGCCGTTGGGCTGGTCTGAACGAGGACCCGCAATCCCCCGATAACCCGTGATATGAGGGGCCGCCCGCGCGCGGCCCCTCCCCTATGGAGGCAACATGGTCGATCCGAATTTCCAGGTCAGAGTAACGGCCAAGGACGACACGGCGGCCGGCGTCGGCAAAGCCGAAAAGACGATCGGCCGCCTTCCGAAGAAAACAGCCGGAGCGATCAACAAGACGTTCGGCCAGATCGACCGCGCGACCGCCCGTTCGGGGAGGAATATCGTTTCGACATTCGCGCAGGTCGAGCGTGCCACGGTATCCGCTTTCGGCGGCGGGTCGCGGGGCATCATATCAGGCCTGTCATCCCTGTCGTCGGCGGGGGAAAGCGCAGCCGCGGGCATGGGGGAGGCCGCCGCTGCGGGCGGGCTGCTTGAAGGCGTTCTCGGCGCGGTCGCGATCGGCGGGTCGCTTGTGGTGGGCGTCATCGCTGGCGTCGCCGTCGTGACAGACAAGCTTGTGACGAGCTGGGCAAAGGGAGTGGTCGGCGCGGCCAACATGGCCGCGACGGTCGGGATCGCAACGAAGGCTCTCCAGGAGTTCCAGGCGGCGGGCGAGCGCGCCGGCATCGACAAGGGCGCGTCATCCGCTGCAATCGGCGGCTTATCAGAGACGCTCAACAATGCGCGTTTCGGGAAAAACGCTACCGCGGCGGGCACCCTCGCCTACCTCGGGATCAAGATGAAGCTAAACCCCGACGGCACGGTCGACACGGTCGGCATGCTGCCGCAAATCGAAGCCGCGATGAGCCGTCAAACGTCGTTCGGCGCGCGCCAAGTCGCCCAAAATCTGGGCATCCCAGAGGGCGCTATCCAGATGTTCCGGCAGAAGCCGGGCACGATCGCCGCCGACATGACCGATGCGGAGAAATACGCGGGGGTCACGACGCCAGCCGGGGAGGCCAGCGCAAGGCGTTGGGTGCGCCAGCGCGCACGCGTCGGGCAAATGGTCGATCACGCGACGGACCGAGGCGGCGCGTATGCTGCGGACCAGGCTCAGGGCGTGCTCGATGGCGCTGCCTCCGCGGGGGCCGGGATGATCGACCGCGCCGAAGGCCGCAGCGGCGGCACAATCGCAAGTGGTGCGCGAGACATCCTGACCGGCGCCGAACAATTCTCGGCGGCGGTGATCGATGATTTTCGGCCGGCGGTGGAGCATCTGACCCGCGCTATCGAGGGATGGATAGGCGGCGGGCGGTTCAGCGAGGCGAAGGTTCAGCGCATGGCGAATGCCGCCCTCCCCCTCTATCGCCGGTTCGTCGCGCACGGCGATTCCCCTGAAAAGGCGGCAGCATGGGCCGCGTCAGCCTTCGCAGAGAGTGGCGGCGACCCGAATAGACAACAACCTGGCCGGGGGAAAAATCTGGGCTACGGCCTTTTTCAGTGGGACGCCGGTCGTCGCGCAGAGTTCAGGCAGGTCATGGGCCGGGACATTCATGGCTCGAGTTTTGAGGACCAGCTCAGATTTCGCGATTACGAGCTGCAGCACCATGAAAGTCGCGCCGGCCGCGCGATCGGCGCGGCGAGCGGGGCAGCCGCGACAGCCGACGCGATCACGCGCTTCTACGAGCGACCGAGCCAAAAGGGGCGGGACGCTGCTGATCGTGCGAACGTAGCTGCCGCCGTCGCGGACGCCATCGGATCAATGAAGCATGACGTCACCGTCACCGTCACCGATCACCGCACCGCTGCGCACGTCAGATCGAGACATCACAAGGGCACCAGCTACTCGCTAGGCCGCTCGGGCGATTAAATGTGGCAGGCGGTGCCAGCCCTCATCCAATGGCGATCCGCTTCGATCGCTTCGTCGGGCCCCCAGCACCACCCCTTTTTGTTCACCTCGGCGATCATTGCGTCGCGTCGATCGCAGGCCGCGATTGTAGTCGGATCGTCTCCGGAATGCCCGCGGCAAATGCCGTTCTCCGCCTCGATAGCGACAAGCTGTTCCTGCACCGCGGTGGGGTATTTCCGGACGTCGAACAGATAGATCCCGTCAAGCTCGGAAACGCGGTCAATCGTCGCCTCTGAAACAGGGCGCGCTGCTCCTTGCGGAAGTGCCGCGAGCACCATCGCCAAAACTGCACTCAACATGCCGAATCCCCTTTTCGAATAGCGAATTACCACACCCTCGCGCGCCGATGAAGAGCGCCAATGATGGAGCATTTATGACCGACAACACCGTATCGATCACCGTCGCGACACCCTCGGCCGGGGCAAATTCCTCGACCAGTGACATCGTCGTCACGGCGGGCACAAAACTGGCGGGGTGGACTCAGGTGTCGATCACCCTGCGCGCCGAGGGCTTTCCGCCGACCTTCCACATCGCGGCTGCGTCCAGCGCGCCCATGAAGAGGGACGATGCTGGGTTCATCACCCCTGGCGATCACTGCTCGATTAACATCGGTAATGACCTCGTCATAACCGGATATGTGTCGGAGACGTCAGGCGAGACCGAAGCAACAGATCACCGAATAGACGTAATCGGGCGAGGAAAGACGCAAGACTTGGTGGATGGTGAAATAACGTGGAAGGAAAGCATGCCGTATTTCTTTTCTAGCGTCGAATCACTCCGGACGATCCTTAGCTATTATAACCTCGGAGTCATCACGCACGGTGACATTCCAGCGCTTCCATTCGAATACCCGATATTACTCGATTACGGCACGCCGGGGGCAGAATATGTAAACCAGATCACCCGTTCGCTTGGCGTTCTCGCCTATGAGGGGCCGACGGGCGACCTAATCCTTGCAACGGCCGGCGACGTGACCGCGGCATCGGGCGCGAGCTACGGCGTCAATGTGCTGACCTGCTCGGTCACCAACTCGATGGAAGGGCGCTTTTCGGAAATCGTCGCGTGCTATTTCCGCACGCGACAGTTTTTCGCCACCGACGCCGAGCCGAATTTCTTTGCGACGGCTACGGACCCTGGCGTGACGCGTCACCGGGTCAAGCATGTGTTCCTCCAGGATGGCCCGCAAGGCGAAGACTTCGCCAAAAAAATGGCCGTTTGGGAGGCGGCTCGGCGCGCAGCTCGCGGAAAGCTGGTCCGCGTGACCGTCGACAGCTGGCGCGATAGTGCGGGCACGCTGTGGACTCCGAATACGATCATTCCGGTGAATTTGCCCGGCGTCTCGCCGGACGAGGTGATGTGTTTGTCGGAGGTGACGTTCCAGTATGACGACGCCGGCGGCACCCGCGCGGAGCTGTTGCTGATGGCGAAAGCCGGATTTGTCCCGGAACCGGTGCAAATTCTAACTAACGCCAACCTTCAAGGCGTCGTGGGCGCCGGAGCAACGGCGGTTCAGCAATGAAATTGGCGCCGCGCGCGCGCAAAGTCCTGCCTTTCGCAGCGCGGCGTTCATTCGCGATTGCCAGCCGGCCCGGTGGCGCGGAAACGCTCCAGAACGTCGCGATCGATCCGCAAGAACACCTGCTCTTTGGTCGAGCCGCGGGGGGCCGCCCCTCAATGCAAAAATAAATCGGTTGAAAGATTCGTGCCCATTGACGCTATAGAGACATGCAATCTGCGGCATATGGCATTGGCATCTACACCGCGCCCGAGGCCGCGCGCATGGTGGGCATGGGTACGCAGACCCTTCGCCGGTGGCTCCTTGGATACGAACACGAGACGACCGGGGGCGGACGCCGCCGGGAGACACCGCTTTGGCATCCCCAGTATGATGATGGAGACGACGGGGTGCTTCTCGGTTTCCGAGATCTAATCGAGGCGCGGATCGTCAACGCATTGCGCGAGAAGCGGATCGGACTTCAGACGATCCGACTTTGCATGGAGCGAGCGCGGGCGATCGTCGGCGAGGACCGGCCATTTTCGACCTCTCAGTTCAAAACGGACGGGAAGACGATATTCCTCGAGATCACGCGGGGATTGGACGAGCCGCAGCTGATCGACCTGAAGCGCAGCCAAGGTGTCTTCAATCGCGTGGTCGCGCCCAGCTTGGCCGACCTCGATTTCGGACCAGGCGGGGCGGAGCGCTGGTGGCTGCTCCACGGCAAGCGAACGATCGTGGCGGACCCCGAACGATCGTTCGGGCAACCGATCGTAGCGGAACACGGCATCACGACCGCGCGCGTTGCCCAGGCAGTCCGAGCGGAGGGATCGATCGCCAGCGTGGCGAAGCTCTATGATTTGAAGCCCCGTCTGATCCGCGATGCGCTGGCATACGAGCACCAGCACGGGCTTCGCCACGCAGCGTGAAGCTGCTGGTCGACAACATGTTTCCGCCCGTCCTTGGCCGGGGCCTCGGGGCTCTATTCGCTGATGGGCACCATATCGAGCATATCAGAGACAAATTCGGCACCGGCGGGCTTCCCGACGAGGTTTGGATTGAGCGGCTCGGGGCCGAAGGGGGGTGGTGCGTGCTGTCGGGCGACCGCCGGATCGCGACCAAAAAGCCCTCTCGCGAAATATTTCTACGCGCGAGCCTGATAGGCTTTTTCCCGCTGCCGGCGGTGCTCGATCTGCCGTTGAACGGGATTGCCGCTCGTATTCTGACGGTGTGGCCACTGATGCTCGCGATCGAAAAGAGCGTGCAGCGTGGGTGCTTCGATGTCGGCATTCGAAGCACCCGCCTTGGACAAATTGCTTAGGCCGCTGCGGCCCGACCTCCTTTCGTCGGACGCGGCTTGCTTGGCCGAGCGGGATTGCGAGGCGGTCGCCAGTTCGGATCGCCGAGCGGGCGGGGCAGCGTAATAGGGATATCGGTCATTTCGGGCTCCATTGTGAGCCCCGCGCACGTTTCGGCAGGATCCCGAAAACGCGGGCCGCCGGAACCGCGTTCACCCTTCGATTTAGGCCTTCGCTCGGAAAATAAATGTGGACGGAGGCCGCTGGCCATAACCTCGCGCCAAGCGCGGACGCGCGAAAGCGATCCTATTTGCGATAGTGGGCTTCGCGTTCACGAACGGCCGCTCGCGAGACCATGACGCTTCCCTCCCCTTGCGGATGGCACCCCAAAGCTTGGAATACCTCGGCGTCATTCGAGCGGAGCGGATAGGCTGATAGCATGTCGCGTTGGATCGCCATGCAGCGGCGGTCATTGGCTGGCTGGCGCCACGCCGCGATTGCAGTGCTCAAAATCGGTAGTGCTGCAATTAGGAACGCCGCGAACGCTATGCGATTTGCCGGGCGACTGGCCTCTCGCGCTCCGCGACGAGCGAGTTCGCGATCAAGGGCTGCCGAACGCCAAGGCTCGATCCCAGTGTTTCCGCTGTTCCCGAGCTGCCGATCAAACGCAGCTTCCGAAAGGCGCCGCAATATCCAGGCGTCGCCAGTCGCTACGAACCCGTCGGGCATGCTGTTGAAGTGATCGACCAAATAGCGGAGCGCGCTCCGGCGTTTCCAAGCGCTGATGATTCTCTGCATCGCAGAGGCATATCAGCCGGACGCGCGAAAGCGATCCCCTTGGCGGAGGATGCTTGCGCAGTCTGTTGGAAATGGGCATGTTGCCCGGTGGGTGTCAGAGCCCGGATAGCGATAGACCTTCAACCCGGTTGGCGCCGGTAGAAGGTCGAAAATCAGAGGGTGGATTGGCGTCCATCACTCACCGACCAGTTATGTCGGGAGTGCGGGCGCCATGCAATACCCTTTGGGAAAAACGCCCCACCTGTCTCGCTACAGGCTCTGACCCTCCCGGCAACCCGGTCCGTCACCGGGGAAATGGCTGTCAGAGGCCAAAAAGCGAGTGCAACCCATGATCCAGATGAAGCACAATTATGCCCGGCCCGAAGCACCGGTCGCACGAATTTCCCTACAAGCATCGTCCCCCAACCTGCTCGCGATCGTCACGCGCGCTTGCGAAACGCACGGCGTCGCGCCGTCGCGATTCGGGCGCGACGCGATCGGCGACCCGTGCTTGGTCCGCGACCTCCACGAAGGCCGCTACCCGCGCCCCGCGACGCGCGCCGCGATCCTGGCGCACGCCGATAGCCTCGCCGGAAAGGCGGTGGCCCATGCTTGAGCTTCGCATCCCGGGCGGCGCAGCGGTGCCGCTATTCGACCTCCCCGCCATGCTGGGCCGCCAGGGCGCTGCCCGCGAGATCGGCGACACGATCGAAAGCCTTATCGCCTTCATGGACGACCTCGGCGGCGACACCGATCTCGAAGATGACGAACGCGGTGCGGTGCTGATGCATTCGAGCGGGATAGACGCTTCCTTCGATCACTGGCGGCCATCGGCTGAGGTTCCCATCCTCGACGAAGAGGACGGGGACGAAGAGGACCACAACGGCGCAGAGGACGACTTTTGCGCCCACCACGGAGACGGACCGGGCTGTCCAATTGCGGATACCGGCGAGGACTCAGAGGACGACCGTTGTGCGGCCGGCGACGACCATATGATCGCGGGCCCAGTCGTGATGCGAGCGCAATGGGAGCAGTTCGGGCGGGACTCCGCGCTCGATCACGAAGACGCCGAGGACGGCGACGACACCGAGTTGAACGGCGACGAGTACGACGGTTCGTGGGACCCAAACGGATGAGCGCCGTCACGCGAAGAGCCGCGATCGGGCTCGCGCTCGGCTCCGCAGCGGTGGGGGTCCCCTCCCTCGCGCTTAGACCGAAGCCGTCGGCATGGGAAAGCGCGTTGGCGCGCTACCGGCTCACTTTCGCACGCTCGACTATCGAGCCGAGCGAGCGGAATTGTGATCGGTTTTGGGAGGCGCACGTCGCGTTGCTCGCGGTTGCGGCCCCGGATATCGACGCGGTGCAGGTCAAGCTGCGCTGCGTATGGGACCGCGATCGGCAGCATGACGCCGTTGCGACCGATGACGAGATGGATGCGATCCTGGCGGATCTTGTTCGTCTTGGCGGAAGCGAGGTGCGGCCATGAGCCCGCGCAAGCGTGAGATTGCAGAGGAAGCGAAAGTGGAGCTTGCCCAGCTGGCAGACGTGCTCGAGCTTTGCTCAAGCGCGGCCATCGAGTTGGAAAATTCCGCCTCGCTGGCACCGATGGCGGCGAGTGCGTTCGCGCTCGGCGCGCGGGAGGCCTCTCGCATCACTGCGACGATAGAGCGGGCCTTGGCGGCCTGACCCCTGCCCGGCCTGTCCGGTGGGCGGGTCGGGCTTTCGTGGAGATTGATCCCATGAACGCAATCACGACATTCACCTTCGAAAATACGAACCCGTTCCGCGCGATCCAGCGCGACGGGCAGCCTTGGTTCATCGCGTCCGACGTTTGCGCGGCGCTGGGCTTGGGCAATCCCTCGATGGCGGTGGCGAAGCTCGACGCCGACGAAAAGGGTATCAGCTCAGTTGATACCCTTGGCGGCGCGCAATCCGTCGTCGTCGTCAATGAGGGCGGGCTCTACGCCTTGGCACTGCGCTGCCGCGATGCGATGACGCCGGGCAGCGCGGCGCACCGCTTCCGGCGCTGGGTTACAGGGGAGGTGCTCCCCGCGCTCCGCAAGACTGGGAGCTATGGCAGCGCCCCGCCGGCGGCGCTGAACGACCCAGCCGCGCTGCGCTCGCTGCTGCTGGGCTATTCGGAGCGCGTTATAGAGCTCGAGGAACGGGCGGACGCGCTGGAGGGGCAAAACGCCATCCTGGCACCGAAGGCGGTTGCGCTCGACCGGATCGCGACGGCGGAAGGTTCGATGAATATCACGGCGGCGGCGAAGGTGTTGCAGGTCGGCCCTCGCGCGCTCGGCGACTGGCTACGCGCGAACCGGTGGACCTATCGGGGCGCGGACGGCGGCGTTCTAGCGTTCCAAGCGAAGATCGACAGCGGACACCTCGAAACCAAACTCGTGACCGTCGACGCGGACGGCCCGCGGCCCCGGTCCTATTGGCAGGTGCTTGTCACCCCGAAGGGCATCACGCGGCTCGCGGCGACGCTAGGCGACCAGCGGAGGGCAGCATGATGTGGCGAACCGGCCTCGCGATCACGCTGACCACGATCGTCAGCTTTCAAGCTTTCTGGCGGCTGTCGCCCGGCGTGACGTTCGCTATCGGCTGTTGCGCGCTCGTCGGGCTCCTGACCGCAATCTGGATCGCTGGCGAACCCGCCCGCGATCCCACCTTGGGGCAACGTGGTTCGCGATACGCCTGTCCAACCGCAGAGGCCGCGCGCGAGGCGCTGGCTGAAGCGTATGATCACGCCGAACTCGACGGCACCGCCGAGATGATCCGACGCCTCGACTGGGCCGACATGCCGCCAGTCTATTTGATCGCGATCAGAGCGATCCAAACACAAATGAAGGGATCACAATAATGGCTAGCGTATCAAAGCGAGCGCGCAAGAAAGCCGACGGATCGAACGGTGATAAGTGGGTATTGCGATACAAGGATCGCAGCGGTAGCTATCGGCAAGAGACCTTTGACCGAAAAAAAGACGCCGATGCAGCGTGCGCGAAGGTTAAAATGGACCTTTTGCACAATGAGCATATTGCGAAGTCACAGCAAAAGACCATCGCCGTTGTGGCCGAAGCATATATCACGCACGTCGAAGATGCAGCAAAGCGCGGCGCCATGCGGCAGACCACCGTTTCTGGCTACGTGCAGCGGATTAACACAATGGTGATTCCGCACTTGGCAAACACGGCCGTCAACGAACTCGAGCCGCGCGAGATTGAGCTATGGATAGCGAAGCTTCGCGCCGAGGGGTTTGCTCCCAAGACGGTCGGCAACTGCATAAGCCTGCTGAAGCTGATGATCGACCTTGCAATCCGGTATCGGTGGGCACGCTCCAATCCGGTCCTGGCGATTGCGTCGGATGTTCGCCGGGCGCGGACCGAACCGATCAGGCAATTCCGGCTAGAGGACATCCGCACGCTCCTCGCGACGGCGGCCACACGATATCCGAAGGCGAAGCGTCGGCCAACGGCGACCCTTCAATGCTTCGTGACCTTGGCGGCGTTCCTCGGTCTTCGGTGGGGGGAAATAGCCGGATTGCAGCGCAAAAACGTCGATCTCGACTCCGGCATCCTGCGCGTGCGGACATCGCTTAGCCGGTTTCGCACGCTTTACGATCCCAAGACCAAAGCCGGCCGCAGAGACGTAAGGATGCCCACAATGATCCGCGACCTGATGACGGCTTACCTCACCGACTTTCCAAGCGAAGGACCGGAAGGGCTCGTATTCTCGACGGCCTGCAACAATCCAATCAGTTACGCCAGTTGGTGGCAGAAGAGCTGGACTAAGCTGCTGGATCGAGCTGGGTTGTCGTCGGAGGAAGGCGGGCTCCACTTCCACGCGCTGCGACACTTCGCGGCAAGCTGGATGATCGAAAACGGCTGGCCTCTCCCCGATGTTGCCAACCAGCTCGGGCACGCGAATGTCTCCACGACGATGCAGACCTATGCCCATAGCATTGAGAAGCGCTCCCAGTCGCTGGAGGCGGTCGACGCCCTCGCCAACCGGCTAAGCGATATGGCGATCGTGTCGGTTACGCCGTCAGTCCGTGCAATTCCGCTGCGCACCAGTGACGCACGAGAACTTATCACCCTGTAAAATCATAAAAAAAATAAGGCGTCGTACCTGATGCCCTATGTCATTGGTGGTGTTCGCAGCCTCGGGACGAAGCGCGGCATGCTTGCCCCACGCGACGTCTCGCTCAACCAGTACGGAAACCTGACCAAAGGCAAGCTCGCGTCTCTCAAGGGCAAGCCTGGCGTTTTCATCGGCGCGGTTACGACGCGCAGCGGCAAGGTCGTCAACGGCGTGTGGCAGCGCAAGGGCGCGGCTAAGGCAGGCAAGCGTGCGCGCAGTGGCAGCAAACCACAGGGTGGCGCGCTGAAGCTGTTGATTCAGTTCGAAGACACAACGCCTGTGAAGAAGCATTTCGATTTCTTCGGTCACGCCAACGCGTATCTGAAAGCCAATGCGGCAAGTGAGTTCGACGCCGCCCTGAAGCGCGCGTTCGCTACCGCGAGATAGGACGCCCCATGACCGTTCTGGCTCTGATCCTCGCCGCGTCGCTGATCATGTGCGGAGTGATGGGCGCTGTTGCCTATGCAATTCGCCGCACCACCATCTCCGTTGTCATTCGAAAGGATCCAGACATGGCCACGATCAAGGAACGTCTCGCAGCGCTCGAAGCCCAAGCCGCTGACCACAGCGACGCCCTCACCAGCGCCGCCACCAAGGACGAGGTTGCCGCGCTCGCGACCCGCGTCGACGGCATCGATGCCGAGATCGGGGCGGACCCCGCGCCCGCGGCGACCGCCGCCACCCCGGTCGCCACCGACCCGGCATCCGTGGCAGCTGCCTCACCCTTCGCGTGACCCGAATGGGTCCCTCCGGGCCCCTTTTGCATCGAGGGTAATTGCGCACCCCGTATATCGGCCAGCTATGAATCGTAAAAGGTGTCCGCACTCCGATGTCCGCACCACCCCGGCTAGTTTCAGCGCGCGAGTTCGCCCGGCTTGATGGCTGCGACGACAAACTTGTTCGCCGCGCCGTAAAGGCCGGAAAACTGACAGCTTCGGAGGATGGAAAGATCGACGCGGCGCTCGTGGGATCGGCATGGCGGCGGCAAAATCGGCGGGCTGCGGAGACTGCGGACAGCAGTGCGGACAAGCCGAAAGTGTCCGCACCCAATGTCCGCGCGCCAAAAGTGTCCGCGCCTCATGCTGAGCAACTTCTCGACGCGATCGACAAGCTCACGGACGTAGAGGCAACAGACTTTCTCACCGCCGTGCTGGCAGGCGAGTATCGCGACACGGGCACCGCCGAGAAGATCAAGGAAAACGCCCTTGCCGCAAAACACCTGCTGGCAGTTCGCAAGGAGGCCAACAACCTTATCGAGGTAGAGCGCGCAGAGGCGATCTTCTTCGAGATGGCGCGCGCTGAGCGCGATGCCTGGATGAACTTCCCAACCCGCATCGGCCCGCTGCTAGCTGCGGATCTGGACCTGCCCGTTGACCGGGTCGTGGAGGCTCTCACGGCGCATGTCCAACAGCAGCTCGAGCAACTTGGAGATCCGGAGCCCGAGTTCGTCACCACTTAGCCGAGAGGAGCGGCTCCGATTCGCACGGCGGCGCGGGTGGACCCCGCCCCCGCGCATCAGCGTCCCTGAGTGGGCCGATCGCTATCGCAAGCTGGCAAAGGAGGCCGGTAGCTCTTCCGGCAGCTGGCGCACCTCCACAGTGGAAGTCGCCCGTGGGCCAATGCTCGCAGTCACTGAGCCGGGGGTTCACATCGTCACCGTCATGGTGTCGACCCAGCTGCTCAAGACGGCGCTTATCGAGAACGTCTTCGGCTATTTCGCGGCGCTCGACCCGGGCCCGATGCTCATCGTGCAGCCGAAGGAAGACGCTGCAGAACAGTTTTCGAAGGAGCGGATCGGGCCGCTGATCAATTCGACCCCGGCGCTCAAGCAAATCGTGGGCAGTTCCAAGACCCGGAACGCCGATGAGACGCTCCTCTATAAGGCGTTCCCCGGCGGCTTTCTCGCGCTTGTCGGTGCCGGCAGCCCGGACAACCTGGCTCGCCGCCCTGTGCGGGTAGTCTGCTATGACGAGGTCGACAAGTATCCGATCACCCGCGAGGGTGATCCGATCGACATCGGTGATGAGCGCATGGCGTCGTTTCCGAACTGGCTCAGCATCCGGGCTTGCTCGCCGACCGTGAAGGACGAAAGCCGGATCGAGGCGAGCTATCTCGCATCCGATCAGCGCCGCGCATCACTCGCCTGCCCCGGCTGCGATCATCGCCAGTTTCCGGAGTTCTTCAAGCACGTAGAGTGGGACAAGAGCGAGGACGGGAAGACCCACAAGACAGAGACTGCCCGGATCCATTGCGAGGCATGCGGGCTGATTTGGTCGGAAGGGCAGCGCCGCCGGGCGCTTGCGACGGCACGCTGGCACCAGACGCGTCCGTTTGAGTGCTGCGGCGAACGACAAGTGCCGCTCGACGCATATAGCGCCGCCTGGCGCGCTTCGGATCCCGCCCCTGTCGAAACGATTTGGGACTGGTGGTCTGCCGATCGCTACGCGGTCTATCGGGTCAAGTGCGGCAAGTGTGGAACCTGGGCGGTCGACAATGAACACGCCGGATTTCAGGCCAGCAAGCTCTACAGCCCATGGGCGAAAGACACGCCCGCATGGATCGCCAAAAAGTGGATCGCCGCGGAGGGCGATGAGAACAAAAAGCAGGTCTGGTACAACACCCAAGCCGGCCTCACCTATCGGCGTCACGGCGGCCGCGAAATTTCGACCGACGCTCTCGCCGGGCGCTGCACGGTCTGGCCGGCAGAGGTTCCCGATGGCGTCGCGATCCTGACGGCGGGCATCGACACGCAGGATTATCGTGTCGAGATCGAGGTCGTCGGCTGGGGGCGAAACGAGGAAAGCTGGTCGATCGACTATCACGTCATCGACGGCGAGTTCTCCGACCCTGCCACGCAGCAAGCGCTCGACGAATATCTTCGCCGCATCTGGTATCGTGCCGATGGTCGCGGGTTCGAAGTGTCCGCAGCGTGCCAGGACTCAGGCGGCCACCATACCGATGCCGTCTATGGCTTCGCCAAGGCCCGTCTCAGCCGCAAGATTTGGGCAATTAAGGGGGAGTCGGCGCGCACTGGATTTCGCAACCCAGTGTGGCCGATCAAGCGCCCAACCTCCCGGTCTAAGAAATCGTTCCGGCCGGTCATAATCGGCGTCAACGCCGCCAAGGATTTCGTCCGCGCCGCGCTGCACCGGGAGCGGCCCGGCCCGAGCTACATGCACTTCAACACAGATACCGACGTCAACCGCTTTGCGCAGCTGACGGCGGAGCGGATCGAGATCACCGGCGACGGCGCGCATCGCATGCGCAAATGGGTGCCGATCCCCGGACGTGCGAACGAAGCGCTCGACTGCCGCGTCTACGCTTACGCCGCACTGCACGGCCTCATGCACATGGGCTTCCGGCTCAACCGCCGGGCAGATGAAGTTGGTGCCGACGTGACGCCAATCTTCATAGGCCCAGAAGTCGAAGCTGGCCCGGAACCTGATGCCCAGCCTGACGAACCGACGGAGACGGCGATGCCCTCCCTTACCGAACCACCGTCGGCGAAGACAGCACCGCCGCCAACCGCGAAGCCGATCGATCCACCGCAACGGCCGAAGCCCAAGACCGGCTTTAGTCGCCGACTAGCCTGAAAGGGTCACTGCAATGCGCTTCGACCCGACCAAGAGCATCCTCGCCGGGATGGACACGAGCGTACTGCAAGCGCGGCTTGCACAACTCCAGCAGGCTTATCTCGACATTTCGAGTGGCACGAAGGGCGAGAGCTATAGCTACACGCAGGGCGATGGTGCCAAGTCGATCACCTATTCGAAAGCGAATATCGGCCAGCTGACGATGGCGATCCGCCAAGTGCAGGCGCAACTTGGCATCATCTGTTCGCCGCGACACGCGATCGGCATTCGTTTCTGATGGCGACGGCTCCCGCTATCCTCGATTCTCGTGGGCGCGCAATCCCGTCGCAGGCGATCGCGAAGATCCGCAGCGGCGCATCGCAGCAGCGCGGCGGGATGAGCGCCTCGCTCTCGGGCCCGAACAGCCAATTCTTCCCATATGATGCTGCGAACTATGCGTCGCAGGAATATGGTGACTGGTTCCCTGCAACGCGGTCGCCGGATAGCGAAATCAACATCAACCGCGACCGGATTACCGGCCGCGCTCGGGATCTGTTCCGCAACGATGCGTGGGCGAAGGGTGCGATCAGCCGCATCCTCGACAGTACGATCGGCGCATCCTACCGCCTGGTGTCGAAGCCCGACTATCGCGCCCTGTCGCTGTACAACAAGGCATTCGATGCCGAGTGGGCAGAGGAATATCGCCGCGCGGTCGAAGCATTGTGGCGCAATTATGCCGATGATCTTGGCCATTACAACGACGTCGGGCGCAAGCTGACTGTATCGCAGCAGTTTCGCCTCGCGCTTGGTCACAAGCTGGTCGACGGTGAATCGCTGATCGTTGCGCAGTGGCGGCCCGATCGGGTCTATGTAGGCGGCGCGCGATACGCGACGTGCTTCCAAGGCATTGACCCAGATCGCCTGTCCAACCCGTATCAGGGGCCCGACACGCGGTTCATGCGCAACGGCGTGGAGATCGACCGCGACGAGGTTCCGATCGCCTATCATATTCGGAAGGCGCACCAGTTCGATTGGTACAATGCCGTCGAATCCATGCAGTGGGACCGCGTATATCGGGAAGACCCCGAGGACGGCTGGCGGCGGGTCTATCACGATTATGACCCGGACCGGTTTGCGCAGAGCCGCGGCATGTCGATCTTCGCTCCGGTGATCGGACGCATGAAGATGCTGGCGAGATATTACGGGGTCGAGCTTTCCGCAGCGACGGTGGCATCGGCGTTTGGCCTCTATGTCACATCGCCGTTTGATGTCGACATGGTGCGCTCTGCGTTAGAGGGTGCCGACGATTCGGATGATCCAGCCCAGTCCGGCATGGGCTGGTATCAGGACATGCGGACGGACTTTCACAACGACCGCAACCTACAGGTCAATGACGTTAAGATCGCGTCATTGGCACCCGGCGAAAAGATCGAAACAGTTTCGGCAACCCGCCCGAACAGTGGCTTCAGTCCCTTCACGCACGAGATGCTGCGCGGCGTCGCGGCGGTGCTCGGCATGTCGGGCGAACAGGTCCACAACGATTATTCGGAGGCGTCGTGGTCATCGGCGCGCGCTGGCATCGTCGAGGCCGAAAAGACGTTCGTGCGCCGGACTGCTGAATTCTCGCTCAACACAGCATCGCCAATGTTCGCGACCTGGCTTGAGGAACCTTTCAACCGTGGGATGCTTCCCCTACCCCGTAGCGCGCCCTCATATATGGAGGCGCGCACCGCCTATGCGCGGTGCCGTTGGCTTGGCGCGGCGCGCGGCTGGGTCGACCCTGTTGCGGAGCGCCAGGGCGAGGTTCTCGGCATGGCTGCAGGTTTCAGCACGCTCGAGGAGGTCTCGGCCAAGCAGGGCACAGACTGGGAAGAGAACCTCGAGCAGCGCGGCGTCGAAATGCGTCGCATGCATGAGCTCAACCTCCCCTTTCCCCAGTGGATGAACAGCACCGAGACGGCTACCGATTCGGCGGCGACGCAAAAGACCCAGGAGGCCTGATGTTCATCGACGTCACCCGATATGGAGGCCTACGCATCCTGCGCCTGGCCGTCGCGGCAATTGCCTATCTCGACGAGACTGATGGCGGATCGGCTATCCATCTGATCGGTGGCGAAACGATGAGGGTCAACGAGGATCCAGCAGAGGTCGAATTGCGCTGCATGCTCGATGCCGAGGCGGGCAAACCTATGCCAGTCGCAATCGAGCAAAGGCGTGCACCAGCCCGGAGCAAAGCCGCATGACCAAAATCACCGGCATGGCGGCAGCGGGTCTCGCGCTGACGCTCCTTAACACCCCGCTCGCGATGCTTCCGTCGGCGGCCGATGCAGCAATCAGCCATCTATCGGCGGTTGCTGCATCCGGAGAGTTCGATCGCCCCCCGGCAGCGGGCATGGGCTGGCCACAATATGGCACCGAGCCAGATACATATGACGTCGTCGCTGGCGTGGCGATCATCAAGGTACACGGTGTCCTGGTCCAGCGCATCGGCTGGCTCTGGTCTTATGCCGAGGTGGTTGGCGCGAACGGCTATGATCGCATCCGCGTACAGCTGCTGACGGCTCTCGCCGACCCAGATGTAGAATCGATCGTGTTCGACATCAACAGCCCTGGCGGCGATGTTGCAGGCTGCTTCGATCTCGTCGATACGATCTATGCCGCGCGCGGCACCAAGCCAATTTCCGCCATCCTCAGCGAAAATGCCTATTCCGCGGCCTATGCGATCGCCTCGGCAGTCGACCCAGGCCGGATTTATGTGCCTCGCACCGGCGGCACTGGGTCGGTCGGCATCATCTATATGCATCTGAGCTATGAGCGGATGCTGAAAAAGATGGGCGTCAAGCCGACGCTTGTGACCAAGGGTGACTTCAAGGGCGATTGCTCTGATCTGTTCGATCTGAGCAGCGATGCCTTTGACCGGCTCAAGGCAGACGTCCTCGCGGTCGGCGACATCTTCGATGACACCGTCGCGCGCAACCGTGGAATGAAGAAGACGGCGGTCTTCGATACCCAAGCAGGAACCTTCATGGGCGCCGATGGCGTCAAGGTCGGTTTTGCTGACGCTGTCATGTCTCCGGACGCCGCATTCCGCGCGGTGCTCGCCGAACTCGACTGACCTGTTGGGGGCTCGGCCCCGACCCCGGCCTCGCGCCAACCCCAGGAGTGAACATGAAAACGACCAGCCTTATGGCCGGCGCGAGCCGCTTCGCGCATTTTGCAGGACTATCGCGCTCGGCCTCGCGCCGCGCGTCCGACGATGAAGACACGACCGACTGCGCCGCACAAGACGGTGATGACGACGCCGACGACATGCCTTCGGATGATGAGCCGAAGACGAAGAAGGGAAAGAAGTCGCGGCGCGCAGCCGAGGACGATTGCAAGGATGACAACGCCGACGACAAGGATGCATCCGAAGGTGGTGATGACGACACCGATGAAGAGCCCAAGGCGCGCGGGAAGAAGTCGAAGCGCGCTGCCGACGACGAGTGCGATGAAGACGAGGATGATGACAAGCAGGAGATGACTGGCCGAAGCTCGGCCGCCAGTGCGCGCCGTCGCGAGCGCGCCCGCTGCGCAGCGATCTTCGCCAACAAGGCAGCGGTGAATAATATCCCTCTCGCGGCATCGCTCGCATTCGAGACGACCATGACCCGGCAGGAAGCGATTGCAGTCCTGAAGGGGCAGGAAGGCCGGGCGCCGGCCCCTTCGCGCTCTTCGCGCGAAGCACGCAACCCGGACCTGAGCACCAATGATGGCCCGGATCCCAGCAAGCCGAAGGCGGGTGCCGCATGGGGCCGGTCCTTCACCAAGCTCGGCGTCGCGCCGCGCTGATACCGACCCCTCTCCCCTTTCAGAAATAGGAGCCTCTCATGGGCAATCCCACTGTTACCCCCCTCGTGGAAAGTCGCCACACCGGCGGATTTGTCGTCTGGGACCCCAGCGACGGTATGCTGACGCGTGAATCGATCGTGGTCGCAAGCGGCGCGGGCGTGGTTACCTCCGGGCTCGTCCTTGCGGCATTGCTGACCGGCACCGCGGCGGCGACGGTGCTCGGCACGAACACCGGCAATGGCACGTTCGGCGCAATCACGGTTGGCACCCTGGCCAAGGCTGGCGCGTATTCAGTTGAGTTCAACGATGCAACGCATTACGTCGTCACAGACCCGACCGGCGCCGAGGTAGGCCATGGCACGGCTGGCGCAGCCTTCAGCGCAGGCGGTCTTGGCTTCACCATCACCGCCGGTGGAACGGCGTTCGTCGCCGGGGACAGCTTCACGGTAACGGTTACCGCGACCGCTATCAAATACGTGCCGTTCGATCCGACTTCGATCGTCGGCGCGCAGAACCCGGCCGCTATCCTCTGGAGCGGCCTGCGCGATGCGACGGCGACTGACAAAAAGGCTGTCGCCGTCGTGCGCGGCCCGATCAAGGTCCAGGCAGCCGAACTGGTCTGGGGCGCCAACGTCACCACGACACCGCAGCAGACCGCCGCCCTCGCACAGCTCGCAAAGCTCGGCATCCTCAGCATCTGACCGACCGGGCGCGGCCGGTGCCGCGCCCACCATTCCATGATTGGCTCGCGATGGCGGGCCTGACCCACTTTGATGGAGAACCCCGCCATGACCGGCACGATCATTGATATCTTCCACAGTGACCCTTTCTCGGCCATCGAGATGACCACGGCCGTCGAACGCCTCCCCCACCTTCCCGCGATGCTTCGCGATTCAGGTATCTTCGCCGATAACCCGATCCGCACGACGGCGCTGGCGGTCGAAGAGCGTGATGGCATCCTGACCGTTGTCCCGGTCAGCCAGCGCGGCCAGCCGACAAATGCCGAGCGCACGACCGAGAAGCGCAAGATGCGCTATTTCGACGTGCCGCGCGTCCGCGTTGGCGATACGATCCACTCGCACGAGCTTCAAAACATCCGCGCCTTCGGCGAGACCAGCGTCTTCATGCAGGTCCAGGATGAAGTCGCGCGCCGCCTGAGTGGGCCGACGGGCTTGCTTTCGCTGCTCGATTATACCGAAGAGAACATGTTCCTCGGTGCAGTCCAGGGGCTGTTCCTCGATGCCGATGGAACGGTCCTCTACAATTGGTTTGACGAGTTCTCGATCACCGCAGCAGCCGAGGTGGCATTCAACCTGTCGGCCAACATCGAATATTCCTTGCGCCCGATCATCAACAGCATCGTGCGTTCGATGGCACGTTCGGCCAAGGGCGCATTCACCCCCGCGACGACGGTTATGGCGCTGTGCGGCGACACCTTCTATGACTCGTTCACGAACCATATCGATGTGGTCAGCACCTATAAGAACTGGTCGGATGCAACCGATCTGCGCAAGGGCGGCGCATTCCAGACCTTCCACTTCGGTGGCGTTGATTGGGTCAACTATCGCGGGTCGGATGACAACACCTCGATCAAGGTTCCCGACGACAAGGTGAAGTTTTTCCCGGTCAATGCGCCTGGCGTCTTCGAGGAAGCGCTTGCGCCGGCCGAAGGCTTCGAATGGGTCAACACGCCTGGACAGAAGCGCTACATCAAACCGATCTTCGACAAGGATCGCAATGAGTGGTGGCGCGTCGAGGCCTCGATGTACCCGCTGCCGATCTGCAAGCGTCCGGAGACGCTGCGCACCGGCCGCGCGGGCGCATAACCCATGTCGATCGACTGGGATGCCGTTTTGCTCTCTCCCGTAATGGCGGTATTTGGCGAGGGTAATTCGGCGGACCAGTCGACGTGGCCGATCTACACACCCCGGGGCCTCGCCCCCTTCCCGCTTGCGGATGCCGTGTTCGACCGGGCCTATGCCGATATTACGCTCGAGGATGATGGGACGGAGAACACCACGCGCAAGCCATGCCTCGGTGTGCGCGTGGCCCTCTTTCCGCGCGATCCCGCACAGAACGACACGGTCTATATCCCGTCGGTGCCGGGGCATTTCCTCGTGAAGGATGTCCGCCACGATGGGCATGGCCATGCGAAACTGATCCTGATGGGGCCGACCGCGTGACGACGACCTCCGCCAGCCTCCTTGCCGTGGTTGTCTCCATCCTCAGCGCAGCTGGAACGACCGATGCCGGGCTACAGGTTTTCTCGCCCGGCGACTGGCCCACTCAGAGTGACCAATATCCGCGCTTGAAAGCGCGCGTGATCCGCGAAACGAAGCAATCCCTCGGGCGTGGCGGCGGCCCCGCCTTCACCGTAGTCGGAACGGTCCGCATTATCGGGGAGGTTTCCACTCCTGTGCAGTTCGATGATGCTGGTGCTGCAACGGCGGCGGCCGCACTCTGGCAACTTGCGCGCCAGGTCGAGGTCGCAGTGATCGGCAATGACGCGCTTTGGCGCGCGGGTGTACAGCAGTTCTCATCGGTCGACAGCCAGCTGGCCTACAATTCCGATGGCGAGACGCACCTCGCCGGCATCCAGATCGATATCGGGCTCGAATTCTATCAGGGCCCCGAAGATTTTGCGCAGACCACTTCCACAGATCTCGACGAGGTCGTGACCAATTGGCCAGCGTTCCCGCCAACCGGCTTCGTAGCCGACCTTACGCGCTGAGGAACTTTCCATGAAAATTGTCTCCGTACCGGGCCGTCTGGTCCGCGATCCCGCGACGCAGCGTTCCGTCGATAGCGATGGCATCGATATCGATCCGACCGACCTGAACTGGGCGCGGCTGCTTGCCGACGGCGATGTCGTTGAAGCCCCTGCCGACACCCCGCCCGCGCCCAAGGGCGCATCCCCGCGCGCCGCGCCCGCTCAGGAGGCTTGAGCCATGACGATCCCGTTCAAAAACATCCCGTCGAACCTGCGCGTCCCGCTGTTTTATGCCGAGCTCGACAATTCCAAGGCCAATACCTCGGCCCAGACGCAGCGTGCGCTGTTGATCGGCCAGAAGCTGTCTAGCGGCACTTTCACCGCTAACGTCCCGTCGATCTGCTCGTCGCAGTCGGACGGGCGCACCGCGGCGGGGCCGGGATCAATCCTCGCTGGTATGATCGATGCCTATCGTGATGGCGACCCGAGCGGCGAGATGTGGGTGCTTCCCCTGATCGACGATGTTAGCGCAGTCCAGGCGACGGGTGCCATCACGTTCACCGGCCCCACGACGGCACTCGGCACCCTGCCGCTGTACATCGCAGGCCGCACCATCTCCCCGATCATCGCGAGCGGCCAGACCGCAGCCCAGGTCGCCACGACGGTTGCAGCTGCAATCAATGCGGCATCTGGCCTGCCGGTCACCGCAGCTGTGGATGGGACGGTCCCCAGCAAGGTCAACTTGACCGCCCGCAACGGCGGCGAATGCGGCAACGATATCGACATCCGCTTCGCGTTTAAGGGCCCGGCCAGCCAGGAGGCGATGCCGGCCGGGCTGGCCGCCTCGGTCACTGCCATGGCGAACGGTGCAACCAACCCCGTCCTGACGACCGCCTTGTCGAACCTGCTCGACACGCCGTTCGATTTCATCGTCTGCTCGCTGACCGATGCCGTCTCACTGGCGGCGATCGCCGCGCTGCTGAACGACGCGACTGGGCGGTGGTCGTGGTCGAGCCAGGTCTATGGTCACTGTTTCATCGCCAAGCGTGGCACGGCTGGTGCCAATGCATCCTTTGCGACCGCGCTCAACAACCAGCATATCACATGCATTCCGTTCAACGATTCGCCGACGCCGGCATGGAAATGGGCGGCGACCTTCGCGGCCGTTTCTGCGGTCAGCCTGCGCGCGGATTCGGGCGTGCCGTTGCAATATCTGACCGTCCCGAATGTGATGGCACCCCCTCTCGCGTCGCGCTGGAGCCTGACTACGCGCAACAATACCTTGCTCTATGGCGGCTGCTCGACCTGGACGGTCGATCCAGCTGGGAATGTGGTGATCGAGAACATGGTGACCACTTATGTCACCAACGCTGCGGGCCAGCCGGACAACAGCTATCTCGAGATCGAAACGCTGTTCCTCATCGTCTTCGTTTTGCGATCGCTGTCAGGCATGGTGACTGCCAAATATTCGCGCGTGAAGCTTGCAGTCGACGGCACCCGTGTGAAGCCCAACTCGAACGTCGTCATGCCATCGACGATCCGCGCCGATATCATCGCGCTGTATCGCGACCTCGAAGGTCAGGGCTATGTCCAGAAATCGGCCGAGTTCGCCGCTGGCTTGGTCGTCGAGAAGGACGCGACCAATCCCAATCGCGTCAACGTCCTGCTTCCGGCTGTGCTGATCAGCCAGCTCCGCACTTTCGCGGTGCTGATGCAGTTCCGAAACGCCTGATCACCCCCAATTTCTGGAGAGCGCCGCGATGGCCAATGACCCGAACCGGCTCGCCGGTACCGCTTCCGTCACGATCGACGGCCAGTCCTTCACGATCGTCGGCGAGGGTACCTACCGACTGAGCGCCGAACACCGCGAAACCCTCAAGGGGCAGACCGGTGTCGAGGGCTATTCCGCTATGCCTATGGAAGGGAAAATCAGCTGGAAAGGGCGCGACGGCTATAATGTTGACATCGCCGCGCTCAACGCGGCGACCAACGCGACGATCGTGCTCTCCCCTGCCAACGGCAAATCAATCATCGGCCGCAACATGTGGCGCGTCGGTGACCCGATCGAAGTCAACACCGAAGACGGCTCGTTTTCCATCGAGTTCGATGGTCCCGACGTCATCGCAGCATAAGGCGTCCTTGCATGTCTGAACTCTCCGATAACCTTACGATCACCCTGCGCAAGCCAGTTACCCTCGGCGAAACCTTCACCGAAATGCGCCTGGCCGAACCGACCGGCGCACAGATGCTCGAGATCGACAAATATCGCGGTGTCGAGGCCGACTTGATGTCGCTCGCGATCGTGTCGGGTATCCCCTTGCCAGCAGTGAAGATGATCGGCGCGCGCGATATCCGCGCTGGGTCGCGCTACCTCGCAAGTTTTTTGTTCGACGACCCGAAGACTGGCGACAGCGACACGTAATTCTCGCGCGTGCCTTCGGCTGCCTGCCGCCTGCAATTCTCGCCCATCCATGGTCGACGCTCAACGAGTGGTGGGAGCTTGGTGGCTTCGTCGAATGAAGGAGGCCTGATATGACTGCCCAGGCAACTTTCGGCATTGACATCACAGCCTCCGATAAGACGGCCAAGGGAAAGAAATCTGCCGAGAAGAACCTCGCCCAGATCTCCAAAAACCTTGGAACGATCGACCGCAAGGCAGCCGAGCAAAGTGAACGCACCGTCGGTCGGTCTGGGCGGCGTATGGTCCGCACGTTCGGCGAGGTAGAAAAGGCAGCGGCACGGGCCTTTGGCGGCAAATCCATCACCGGCGACTTGGCCGATCGACTCGGCGCTGCACGTTCGGCAGCATCGGCGCTCGGATCCGGCCTCGGGGAAGCATCGGCGGCCGGTGGTATTCTCGAGGGGGCGCTTGGTGGTGTCGCCGTTGCCGGTGCGGCCACGGTCGGCGTGTTGGCGGCGGCGGCCTATGCAGCCTTCAAGGTTGCCAATGGCTGGGCCAAGGGCGCGGCGTCGATCGGACGAACGGCCGATATCATCGGCGTGGGGACCAAGGCGTTCCAGGAGTTTACGATCGCAGCGGAGCGCGCCGGTGTCAGTCGCGACCAAGCGGCCGGCGCTATCGGCGGCCTGTCGCAGACGCTGAACGACGCGCGCTACGGCCGCAACAACGAAGCCCTCGCGCTGCTGTCGAGGCTCGGCGTCGCGATCAAGACCAAGAGCGACGGCACCGTCGACGTCAAGGCGATGATGCCCGCGATCGCCGACGCGGCGGCGCGGCAGAATTCGTCGGGGCAGCGCACGATGTCGCGGATCCTCGGCTATGGTGCCGCGGGCCAGACGATCTTCGGTCAGGGCGGTGCGACCCTCAAGGCCGACATGGCCGACGTCGGCAAGAACGGCGCTGTCATCGCCGAGCAATCGATCGTGATGGCCAAGCGCGTGGTTCGAAAAGCGGCGATGGTGGGGGAAGCCAAGGACAGGGTGATGTCCCAGGCCGGCGAGGCGACCGCGGGGGCGGCCGATCGCGCAGGGGTTTACGACGCCTTCGTCCAAGGCGGGCGCTACTTCACCGGCGCGGTTGACAAGCTCTCGGGCTCGGTGTCGCATGATTTCGCGCCCGGCGCGGCGAAGATCGATCGCGCGGGCGGTGTGCTCGAGAAAGCGTCGCAACGTTTCGAGGGCGCGGTCAACTATGCGGGCGGCGGCGGTGGGAGGCTCACGCGCGAAGGAGCGATCAGCGAGGCCCGCAAAGGTGTGCGTCTGCGGGACAAGCTCGTGGCCCAAGGTGCTCCGCTTAGCTACGCAAATGCCATAGCTGCGAATGCAGTACGAGAGAGTGGGGCAAACTATCAGGCACGCGAAAAAGGCGGAAATGGTCGCGGTTTGTTCCAGATCACCGACAAAGCGCGTAAAGCCTTATTTCGGCGCATAACCGGTGTCGATGTCGAGAATTCCAGCGAAGATCAGCAAATCCATTTTGCTCTTTACGAGCTTGAACACTCCGAGAAGAAAAATTGGCAGCGGGCGCTTGCTAACGGAAACGAGGCGGGATCCGTGGCAGCGGGATATGCCCGCTACGTTGAACGCCCTGCAAACCCGGATCGAGATGGTGCGGAGCGCGCGGCTGTTGCTCGAGCGCTATCGGCGATCCCGGTGCATGTCACGGTGGAGCACAAAAACGCTCCGCCTGGAACACGAACGACTGTCAAAGCAGGCCGCGGGCCAGCGCCTGCAATCAGCCATGCGTTCGAACCTGTCCACGGCGGATAATGCCGTATATGAGAATTATCAGGGAAATTCGGTCACGTTTGAAGATGACGGGGGTCGCAGAATACTTTCAGGCGCGGGGCAATGCCCGACTAACCATCGTTGGTCGATAGTGGCGTAATATAGTGGCCAGACGTCAACGATGACGAATGTCTTGTACCCGTCCAGAGTTGCTACCTGCGCGCGGCCGTGCTCGTAAATTTCGTAAGTGCCGGCTGACTGGTTGAGAATTCTGCAGCCATATGTAGCGATTGCGCGGCGAGTCCCTTCATCTTGAAGGGCGGGTTGGTTCGCGGAAAAGCGGTCAAACATTTTGATAGCAACGTCGGGGTCGCCACCCGCGCAGACAACTGCGCGCGGCGTCCTCAGTTTACATGGCCAAGGTTTTGGAAGCGGCGAATGCCCCGACTGAACGATCACAACGATCGCGAGCGTGGCAATAGTCTTCATGATAGCTCTCCCCAAAGAGCCTGCTTCGTAACACAGCACGAGGAGGTCCAAAATGGCATTGCCCAATAGTGGCCTCCTGCCAGCTTCCTTTCGCGGCGTTCCTTTTGTCGTCACCAATGACGAAATTGGCGGCGGGCGACGCCAGGTTGTCCACCAATATCCAGGGCGCGACGACCCATGGACGGAGGATATGGGTCGCGAAGCCCGTCGCTTTCGCTTTCGCGGCTTCATTTTGGACGGATCTATCCGATTTGCTGGCGGCCCTGTGCAGTTGCAGCGTTCCTTGCTTATTGCAGCGCTCGAGCGGTCGGGCGCGGGGATGCTCACACATCCAACGCTGGGGATCCTTCAGGTGTGCGTCACGCGCTTTAACGTCGGCCAAGAGCTCGACGCCGGGCGCAAGTCGAGCGTTGACATCGAGTTCGTGGAGAGCGGAAAGCGCAATTTTCCATCGATCCTTTCGTCATCCTCCGGCCTGCTCAGCGCGGCCAATCTCGGGAAGCTCGCTCTTGCCGTCGATGGTGTGCGACTGATCGCACTTGCGGCCGCAGCCGGCGGTCGGCGGCAGGATATGAGGATCACTGCTGCCTCCTGGAGCAGCAAGGCAATTGCGCTCAGCGCTGATGCCACCTCATTGCATCGTCTCACTGCTCAGCTTCCGGGCAATTACGGTCGCTTCAGCGCCGGGGGCAATGCGGGTTTCTCCGACCGGACAAGTGTGGCCTATTCGGCAGGCACGACCGTCGCGACGCTGATTGGTGTCGCCTCGGGTGCGCGGGTCGGAATTGCGGCAGCAGCGCAAGCGCTGATGACAGCAGTTTCGACCACAGATCTCGGCTATGCGCAGGACGTCGCCAGCTCGATCGTCGCAATGGTGCAGGCGCTTGCAGATGCCTGCGCTGACCCGGCCGATGCAATCCGATTGCTTGAGCAGTTGCTCGGCTACGATCCGGGTCGCACGGAAGCGACCACCGCGATCGGGCTGGCCGTTTGCGGGATGGTGCGCCGCGCCGCTGCGTCCTCGTTAGTTATCGCGGCAGGGCAATATCAGCCAACCAGCGCGAATGATGCCGCAGCGATGGTTCAACGCCTAGTCGCACTGATCGACGCAGAGGCGACCATCGCAGCGGATGCTGGCGACCGCGAAACCTATAGTGCGTTGACCGCTGCGCTCGGCGCTGTTGTGCGCGACCTTCGCGCACGCGGGGCCAATCTCGCGCAAGTCCGAACCTTTCGCAGTCCTCGCGCAACACCGGCGATCGTTCTGGCGCAGCGCTGGTATCGCGATCCGACCCGCGCCGCCCAGCTTGTCACTCAGAGTGGAGTGCCATCGCCCCTTTTCATGCCGACAGAATTGCTGGCGCTATCCGCATGACCGATGCACACAAACCGGATGGAGACCTCTCGATCGAGGTCGGCGGCAACGCGATTACCGGCTGGGAAGCGATCGACGTAACGCTCCGCGCCGAAGCTTTCCCGAACAGCTTCGCGATCAGCCTTTCCTCGAAGGAGCCCATCACCAGCAAGGTGGTCATCGCGAAAGCTGGTGACCCATGCGTGGTCAAGATCGGCAGCGACACCGTGATTACGGGATACGTCGATCGCGACAGCAATACGACCAGCGCAGACGGACACACCCTCTCTTTGATCGGGCGCGGCAAGACGCAGGATCTCACCGATTGCTCAGCCGAGTGGGACGGTGGCCAGATCCTGAGCGCAACCGGGTTGGAAATCGCCAAGAAGCTGGCTGCTCCTTATGGGATTGAGGTCAAACTTGCCGCTGGCACCGACGCTGGCCAGCCGGTTCCACAAACCAACATCACCTATGGCGAGACTGCTGCTGGGATCATTCAGCGGAACGCGCGGAACGCAGGATTGCTCGCCTATGAAGATTCGGACGGCGCGCTGCTTCTTGCGCGTGTCGGAACCGTCAAGGCCGCCAGCGGCGTAAAATATGGGGTTAATGTCCTCGATTCATCGGTTACCAACTCAATGGACCAACGATATTCCGAGGTCCGCTGCGCGGCGCTTTCGCAGAATACCTTCGGCGATATTGCCGGGGGTGATGACTCATTCTTTTATTTCACTGCGTCTGACCCGAATGTTCCGCGTCATCGGTTGATGTATCTGGTGACCGAAGCGGCATTTTCACCGCGCTTCTTCACCGAATTGAAGGCCAAATGGGAGGTGGCACGGCGCGCAGGTCGTGCGGGTGGCGCGTTCGTCACGATCGATAGTTGGCGTGATAGCGCCGGCAGGCTCTGGAAGCCCAACACCCTCATTGATGTCGATGTCCCAGGCCTGCGCGGCGAGGGCCAGATGTGCATCTCCGAGGTGACTTTTCACCGATCGACCGATCGCGGTACCGTTGCAGACTTGTTCGTCATGCAACCATCGGCATTCGCTCCAGAACCGATCAGTCTGACCAATCTCAACACGGCAGATATTGCGCCAGATTCGACGTCGCAATTGGTGCTGCCATGATGTCGCGAATTCTCAATCTGATCGGTCGCGGTCGCCTCACGCTTGTGAAGGACGACAAGGACGTTCAGCGCCTTCAAATATCGGAAGGGAACACCGGTAGCGACGAAGGCGAAAGCCTTACGGACGATATCGCGATGATTGGCCTGTTCGGCTTATCGAGCAATGCACCGGAAAAAACCGAGGTGGTGCTGCTTCGCCTCGGCGGAGATCGGTCCCAGACAATCGCCATTGGGGCCAATCATCGGCCATCCCGGCCGACCAATTTGGCACCAGGCGACACGATGCTTTACCGCGCGAAGGACAGCGCGCGCGGGGCATATATCTGGCTCAAAGACGGCATGCTGCAGATCGATGCGGCGGCCGGCGACGTGATGGTCCAGAACGCGGCGACCGTCACCGTCAAGGCATCGACCAAGGTCCGACTTGAGACCCCCACGGTCGAAACCACGGGCGACTTTGTCAGCCGCTGCGATGGGACCTCGGTCAGCCTCAATGCACTGCGCGATGCGTATCACCTGCACAAGCATACGGGCGGTACGATCAGCGGCAACACCGGGACAACCGATCATGACGTGTGAGCTGCCCTGTGGCTGACATTGCCACCATCTGGGATGCCGCAGCTGGCATCGGAGACTGGTCGCTCTCACTCGGTCGATCGAACGTCATTGTCGATGAGAAAGGCGCATCGATACGCGACGGGCAGGGTCGCCAATATCTTACCTCGGCAGATGCCTATACCCCCGGCACGGGACTGGTTTCGGATCAGGACCTCCAGACGGCGGTCCTGATCAGCCTCTTCACCGACGCAGAAGCCGGGCCGGACGATGTTGTTCCGGACGGCACCGGAGATCCGCGAGGATGGTGGGCCGGGCCCATCGGCTCCAAGCTCTGGTTGCGCGAACGGTCAAAGGCGACGCCCGATCTGCCGGAATTGATCCGAAATGATATTGGTCAGGCCCTGCAATGGCTGATCGATGACGGCGTGGTCGCATCGATCGCGGTGACTGCGGAATATAGGGACGCGAAGACGATCGCCGCCCAGGTGGTGCTTCGTCGGCAGGACGGCACGCAGATGGCAATGCAGTTCGCGCGCGTTTGGGAGACAATCTGATGCCTTTCGCACGCCCCAATCTGTCGCAGATCCGCGTCACCGCCGCGACCGGGATCAACTCCGTTCTGACGGGGCTCGATGCGCTGCTGCGCTGGTCCAACCTCGGCATCATTGCCGAGGTGCTCGCGGGCCTGGTGGACGGTCTCTACGGCTATCTTGATTGGATCGCGCTGCAGAGCAATCCCTTCACCGCGACGGACGAGTATCTCGAAGGATGGGCGGCCCTCAAAGGCGTCACGCGAAAGCCGGCTACCAGCGCGGTTGGTGCGGCCATTTTTGCCGGGACCAATAGCACCGTGGTTCCCACTGGATCTCTGGTCAGCCGATCGGATGGCGTGAGTTACCTCACCACTGCAGACGCAACTGTCATCGCAGGTGCAGCTACGGTACCGATCCGCGCTTCCGTTGCTGGGATCGACGGGAATGGCGCTGCGGGTGTCGCGCTTACCTTAGGCGTTGGCATCTCCGGGATCTCCGCATCTGGGACAAGTTCCGGGCCTTTGACGGGAGGGGCAAGCGTCGAGACCGACGCATCCCTGCGCAGCCGAATGCTGATTGCCTATCAGAAGCCGCCCCAAGGCGGATCGATCGATGATTATGGCGAATGGGCGCTGGCGGTGCCCGGCGTCACTCGGGTCTGGGTGATACCGAGCGGGATGGGGCCTGGGTCAGTCGTCCTGTTTTTCATGATGGATGATGTGCAAGCGGCTCATGGAGGCTTCCCCCAGGGTTCCAACGGCTGCGCGCGCCTTGAGACACGCGATACGTGTGGATCGGCGTGCAAAAAGGACCCCCTTGGCGGGGTGATCGGCGTCCAAAAGGGACCCCTCATTTCGATGGTTTAG